ATGAAACACCTGACATGGATGAGCGCCCTGCTGGTGGCCGGCTCGCTTTCGGCCTGTGGCCAGACAACGGCGGCGAACGAGCCGCCCGAGGCGAAGGAAACCCCGGCCAAGCCGGCCGATAAGGACGCCGCCGGGACAGACGACTGGAAAGCCTCCATCGCCGGCCTGGAGGGCCTCGCCGAGGAGGTGTTCAGCCTCGAGGGCGGCCTGGAAGCCGATCTCACCGCGATCAACGAGGCGACGCCCGATCTCATCTCGATCTCCTGGGACGACAAATCCTTCGATGCGGCGAGCGGCGCGACGGTCTTCTCCGGCTTCAAGGTGACGTTTGCCACCGATCCGGAATTCGGCATCGGCGCCGATGAAGTGGAAGTCTGGGGCCTCAATAGCGATCTCATCGCCGCCCGCCTGCGCGGTGAGCGTCTTGAGGAATCCGGGCTTGCCTTCAACCGGCTGGAAGCGCGCAATGTCAGCTATTTCGGCATGGCCGGCGCGATGAACATGCTGTTCGACGCCCTCGAGGAAGAGATCGACGAGGAGGCCGAGTCCGACCTTGCCGAGGACTTCGAGCTCAATGTCGACACCTTCGAGTCCATGATCGGGCAGATGGTGATAAGCGAGGTCTCCCTGCGCCCGTTCGATTTCAAGCCCGTCAGCGACGATTTCTTCGACAAGACCGGGCTTTCCCAGGAAGAAGAGCTGGACGCAGACGAGGCCGAAGACCGCCAGATGGCGCTCGATGCCCTACGGCTCGGCCAGCAGGTCATTGCCGTCTGGCGCTCGCTCAGCATCGATACCGCGGCCGCCTACGACACCTCCGTGCGCTTCGAAATGGACCAGCCCGGCGTCAACCAGACTGCCGACATCAGCTGGGATTTCTACGGTTATGAGGATCTCGACGGCCTCGATATCGGCCGCGCCGTGGTCGTCGGCTCCCGCCAGGCCCAGTCGATGCGCGTCAGCGACGAGACCGGAGAACTGGCCGAGGCCGGCTTCGAGGACGGCATCTCCTACGACCAGGTCGAGACGACGGCCTTTATGGCTTATGAGGGGCTGAAGCTCGACAAGCTGGCGGGCTATCTCGCCCGCAGCGAGTTCCCGATGATGGAGGAAAAGGACCTTATCAGCCTCGGCACCTGGCAGGCGCGCGACTATGCGCTCACGCTCAATGACGGCGAGGTTTTCGAGGCCGACAGCGTGATGGTCGACGCGCGCGACTTTGCCTGGCTGCTCCCCGAAAAGCTCACCCTCGACATGACGGGCGCGGAGCTTGGTGCCGAAGAGGTCGCCAATTTCGCCATCGGCTTCATTCCCGAAGCCGCGCTCGAGGCCGGCAGCGATGACGAGGCCGCCCCGGAAGAGGGCGAGCCGTCCCCCGCCGAAGGCCAGGAGATGCTCGACAAGCTGCGCAGCGCCGTCGACAAGCTCGACGAGTTCGGCCTGTCCACCATCCCCTTCGACACCAGCGCCTCCTGGACCTGGGACGAGGGCACCGGCGACAGCGCCTTCAGCTTCGACATGACGTCGGAGGGGCTCGGCGAGGGCGCCACCAGCTTCGATATCGTCCTGCCGGCCTATGCGCGCATGCAGGAAGCGCTGGAGGCCGAGGATATCGAGGCCGCGCTGGAAGACGCCTTCCAGGAAACCTTCGCCTTCAAGGGGGCGCGGTTCTTCGAGGCCGACGAGGGCGGCTATGACAAGCTGTTCGGTTACGCCAACGCCATCGGCAAGCTCTATCCGCAGGAAGGCTGGGGCGCGACACTCGGCGGCATGGAGCCCGCCCAGATGCGCAGTTTCCTCGCCACCATGATCCGCTCGGGCAAGCAGGTCGTCGCCCAGCAGGTGCCGCAGGCCGCCGACTGGATCGAATCCGTCGCGCTCTATTACGAGACATCCGGCGGCAGCCTCGAGCTTGTCAGCGACCCGGTCCAGCCGATCACCTTCGAGTATCTGGAAAGCATGGACTCCGAGGCCGAACCTGCAGAAATTGTGGAGGATTTCGGTGTCTCGGTGACGCATACGCCGGAATAGCTCAGCAAGGCGCTTGACCACAGGCTTAGGGCGCCTCACCTATGGCGTCGGACCTGTTTTGACGGAGTGATCATGACGACGAAGCTCGACGACGAACAAGAGAGCAAACCGATGAGCGAGCCGAACGCCTTCCTTGAGGAAGCGCTGTTCGATTCCCGCACGGTTCTTCTGACCGGCGGCATTGACGACAAGCAGGCCCGGCGGGTCTGCGAGCGCCTTCTGGCGCTTGGCTCCAAGAGCGACAAGCCGATCCTGCTCGTTGTCTCCTCGCCCGGCGGCCACGTCGAATCGGGCGACATGATCCACGACATGATCAAGTTCGTCGAAGCGCCCGTCATGGTGCTCGGCTCGGGCTGGGTCGCCTCGGCCGGCGCGCTGATCTATGCCGCCGCCAAGAAGGAGCATCGCTTCTCGCTGCCGAACACCCGCTTCCTGCTGCATGAACCGCGGGGCGGCTTTGGCGGTCAGGCGTCCGACATCGACATCCAGGTGCGTGAGATCGTGCGCATGCGCGAGCGTCTGAACATGATCTTCGCGGAAGCCACCGGCCAGCCGCTGGAAAAGATCAAGGAAGACACCGACCGCGACTACTGGATGAGCGCCGAAGAGGCCGTCGAGTATGGTCTGGTCGGCAAGATCGTCACCAGCCGCAAGGAAATCGCCTGATCGTTCAGGCGGCCTGCGCTTCGCTCAGCGGGGCGTTTTCGAAGAAACGCTGAATATGGCTGGCCGTGCGTTCCGGTTCGGTGAACGGGAACATATGGCCGGCATCCGGCAGGATGTGGTGCTGCGCGCGCGGGATGAAGGCCGATAGCTGAAGCGCATTGGCCGCCGGCACGATGCGGTCGCGCGCGCCCGCCAGGATCAGCGTCGGCGCCGTCAGCAGCGGCAGGAAGGGCAGGCTCGACCAGCCCGCAAAGGACGCGAACTGGTTGGCCACCGATGTCAGCGTCGGCCAGATCAGTGGCTTCAGGTGCGGCCCGGACATATCGCTCATCAGGTCGTCGATCACGGCCGCGAACGGGTTCATCGAGCGCACCAGGCTTTCCTCGGTCCAGTCATGCGGCACCATGCTGACGCCCGAACAGGTGCCCGCCAGGATGAGCCGCGCGACGCTCGCGCGGTATTGCAGGGTGATCTGCTGGGCAAGCGCGCCGCCAAGCGACAGGCCGATCAGGTCGAAATGCCGGGCGCCGAGCTGGGCGACGGCATCGATGACGATCCGGGCGAGGATGGGCGGCGGCAGCGGCATGTCGGTCGCCGGCGTCAGGCCCGCGCCCGGCATTTCCAGCGCAATGAAGCGCCGCCCGGAAAAGCGTTCGGCAAAGGGCACGACGATTTCGAGGCTCGTGCCGACACCGTTCAGGAAAACGATGGGCAGGCCCGGCCGGTCCCCGTGCCAGACAATGGCGCGCAGCTTCAGCCCGTTGACCGTACACCAGGTCTCCATCGGGGCGGCGCCCGGCGACGGCCCGGTTGTCTCTTGAAACTGATCTGGCAGCAGAACGCCCCTTCAACGCAAAACAGAAGTCTGAACCTAGTGCCGGCGGCGAGTCGCGGCAAACGCCCGATGCAGACGGCGTGCCTGTAATTGCAACAACAGGGCCAAATGAAAAAGGGAGACCAGACAGGTCTCCCTTAGGCACTCTACACATATACTCTACTATACGCATTCCCTATCGGATTCGCTGTAGTTTTCCAAGCGGATGCTCCAGAAAAGCGGTGGAATTCGCCAAAATACAACGCCGACGCGAATCGGTTTGCGTTGTGGATGAGCGGAAATCCATCCGCCCCTCTCCCCTGCCAGCTATAACCCTCCCACCCCATCGCTCTGACAGGGCGGTCCGGACCGGCCGGATGGCGGTGGGGGTGCGAAGGTGACTTTTGGCTGCGGGCGGGCCTAACGCCCCGTCCGGCGGTGAGCATCATGTGGGACCGAGGCGGACGCCAGCAGCCTGGCGTTGCAGACCGTTACCGAGATGGGCCGGGAAGGGACACCCGAACGGCCGACACCCTTCGCAGGGCGCGTCCTCAACGGGCGCTTACACGCCGTCTCGAAAGAGCGGCAGTCCATCAGCGTCCCTTCAGGACGCGCCCGGCCCTGTCTTTCGGGGCGAAGCGAGAGCGCCAGCGGGAGACCGCGTGGCGGGTTTGGTGCTGCTTTCACGCCGCTCATCCCGGCGCAGGCCGGGATCCCGGGCCGCAAGCGGACCGCTTCAATCGCCTGAGGCCCCGGCCTTCGCCGGGGTGATCGGGCAAGGGGCAGCCCTGAGCGCGATCCATCGCGCAGGCGAAGCCGAAGCGGGGATCAAAATGAAAGGAGGCAGCCCTGAGCCCGCTCCATGTGAGGCGCAAAGCGCCGATACGGGAGCAGGACAGGAAGCGGGGATCAGAAATGAAAGGAAAAAGGAATGGTGGTTGGAGGGAGACTTGAACTCCCGACCTCATGATTATGAGTCATTGGATCGACCTTGTTTTTATTGAGTCCTTCGGACCTTTTCCCCGTTTGTTCACGGCCCGTAGACATTGACGATCCGGCGCAGGGTCCGAAGATTTAGCCGTCTTTCCGGCTGGCCAGGCGCAGTTTTTGCGCCCGCGTCGACTGGTCCATATTCCGGTGGATGTATCGGTTCGCGGTCTCCCGCTTCTGGTGCAGCGAGCGGGAGAGGAAAAGCGTGTCCGGCACGACCTCGCCGACTTCTGTCAGGCCGCCATGCCGGAAAGCTTCAAACGTGATGTGCTCGGGCAGTTCGTACTTTTCCCGGATGCGCTTCAGCTTCTTGTCGGCCTGCTTGATCTCGCCGAACTCACCATAGGGCTTGCCATTCTTCGCGACGTTCTGGCGCTGGCAGAGCAGGCCGCCTTCATAGGGGCGCATCTTCATCAGCGCGTCGAGTTCCGGGAACATGCATTCCCATTGGCCGCCCTCGTTTCTGTCATCGAGGGCGAACCAGGCCGAGACCTTGCGGTTCAGCGATTTGCGGTGGCTGGTCTTGTCCGCGGCAATCCAGAAGAGGTGCTCTCGGTGCCTGGGGCGATAGTGATCGCTCAGGCAGGTGGAGAAGACCTGCGTGGGTCGAATATGGAAGTCCCAGCAGAGCCGGGCGCCGATGGCCAGCCCGATCTCTCCTTCGGCGATCAGCGCCGATATGGTCGACTGCAGCTCGGCATATGTCGCCTCCTGCGTCTCCGAGGCCTCGTGATGAGTCTTGCGCACCTTCCGGAAGGGGTTCGACTGGGGGATGATCTTCTCGTGGAAGACATGCTGGTCGTCCCATGCCAGGGCAAGCATCTTCATGATCCGGTTCGCCATATCGAGCGAGTATTTCTTCTTCAGCGCCTTGTAGATGTTGAGCGCGTGCATGCCGGTGAGGTCGGAGAGGCGCGCATCCTTCACCGCCCGGCCGGTCTTGTTGCTGCGCAGCTCGCGGACCTGTTTCGCCCGGGTCTTGTATCCGTCGATCAGCGACTTCGACTTGTCGACAAGGTTCTCGCTCAAGAGGAACTGCGTCAGCAACCAATCGAGTGTGCCGACCCCGGAATCTTCCTGCCTAATCCCGGCGCGCCAGTCCTTCAGCTGCTGGTTCAGGTCTTTCGCCTTCCTGAAGGCCTCAAGCGTATCTGTGCCGAGCGCGGTATAGCCGAGTGGGCACCCGCGCTTGCGATCCTTCGAGTTCGGCTGCCAGGCCCAGAAGGTTTCACCGCTGGCCAGCGGCTTGCCGTAGGTGTTGGCCGGCTTCTCCACTACGACAGATCCTCGAAGTCGTCGTTCGCCGCTCCCCCCGGCTTGGCGATTGCCTCGTCCAGTTCGCTTTTCAGCCATCGCAGGCCCTCACCCTTGATCCGGCGCGGGCGCGGATAGACGCCCTTGCGCACGGCCTCATCAAAGGCGCGGGGGCTCACGGCGTCAACATAGGCAGCCGCTGTTTCCTTCCGCATCCTGGCCGGCCAGCGATCGATGATGACGAGCGTCTCCGGCTCTGAAAGGGCGCGGCGCCCACTCATTGGTCGTTGGCCTTGGTTTTGTAGCGGCGCTTAACGAGAAGACCTTGGGAGCGCAAGATTTCTGCGTACTGTGTAGCTCGCTCTTGAGCGTCAGCGTCCGTGAATATTACCCGCCGAACACCGCCATCACCTGTCTGGGCTTCGACCACCCAGTCGCCTACAACATCGACGCTTGGGACCACCTCAATATCGCTCAAATACTCCCCCATCACCCTTCCTCCCTGAGAGAGGCGCGGCGGGCGGTGAACTGCTCAAGCAGCTTTTCCGCGGCATCGTGCTCAAGGCGCTCCGGCCAGACCAGATCAAATTGCGGTATTAGCGCTTTATTGCGACCATATTGCCGAATGCGCGCGCCATCGAGAAAAGCTGCACGCTCCCCCGTCCCCTCCGGGTTCACCTCCAGCCCGCAAGCCTTGAGTGCGTCGGCAATTTTGGAGGCCCTCTGAAGACACCATGCCCGCTGATCGGCATTGCCGTTGTCGGCTTTCTCCCACGGAATGTGAGATGTCTTTGTTCGGACGCCTGCGGCCCGCACGCGCGCTTGCTCGGCATCGTACAGCGCTTTCCCGATGACCTCAGCCAGCCTCTCTATATTGCTCATGGCTTATCCTTTCTGAGGGATTGGGCGAGGACGTTCACCGCAGCAGTATACCCGTCATAATAGGTGCGCGCGTAAAGCGTATCCGGGTGCTCTGGAATCGGCGTACTCTCCAGCCAGTCCTTGAAGATGGCGATGGCGTCCTTCACATCGATTGCCATGAGGTGTTCTCCATCCTCACCATTGATGAAGTACGGAAATGCATTGGCCTCCATCTTCTCCCTAAGCGTCATCACTGCCTCCGAGGGCTTTGCGGTCAGGGATCGTTTCGTGTGAGATGCCCTCATAAAGGTCCAGCGCCGTTTCTAGGCACCAGCGGTCCTCTGCGTTAATGTAGTGGCCAGATGCTCCCTCAAGCAGCCTGCGGGCGCACTTGGCGATCTCGCGCAACTGGGGCAATTCGCACGGGCCCGCTTCCTCCAGCTCCCTTTCCCGTGTGGGGGAGTTGACGAGACCGGAATGCCCTGCAGGCTCCCCCGCATCGAACCAGGCCCGAATATCCGCCTTGAACTCATCGCAGACGTTATCGTCTTCGAGCGCAGCAGAGAGCCAGGATCCGAGTTTTTCGCAGATCTCATCGTCCCGCCACCCAGGAACAGAGGCTGAGCGTGGGACAAGGTCGCCGGAGCGGAGCATGACTTCGATGTCACGAGCGAACCGCCCCAGTCTGGAAAACAGACCGATCTGAACGCCCATCATTTCGCCGGGCATGCGTTCGGCGTTGGCAATGCTCGGCGGCATGCAATCGTCCGCCAGCTTCCTCGCGCGCTCGCTCAGCTTTTTAAGCTGCTCTGTATCGGTCTTCTCAGTCATTGGGTGGCACCTTTCAGAATAAACGGCTCAACGGGGGTCTCTGATTTCAGATACAGCGGGTGCCTAGGGTGTCCGTCCTTGGACATACCGAGACAGTGCAGGTCTCGCCCCTCCATAAAGGCAATGAACTTCTCGGCCTGCGGAATGGCGCGGCGGTCAGCACCCCACGCGCATATAATGGTCGCGCTGGATTTCTTGAGGGCCTGCCAGTGCTCGCGGTTGTCAGGGCCTTCGGGATCGTCCATCTTGAACAGGTCGGAAGGCTTTGTTGCGCGACCAGCGAACAGGTTCATCACGCAGATTTCGTCATAGTCATCACGTCGCGCAAAACCGACACACCGACGAATTGTCGGATCATCTTCGTAAGCGTCGGCGGTGGACGGGTTGAGCATCACGAAGGCCATGACGCGAGGCGGTGTATACCACGCCAGCGCCATGCTCTCCACGGGCATCGGCTCCCGCATGATCCGCCCAAGCCGGTAGCGGTAGTTTCCGCAATCCGACAGAGTGGCCACGCGGCGAATGTCGGTCTTCTCAGTCATTGTTGTCTCCGGGGGTGAGGAGCGTGTCGGGAGCCTTCATTCGCTGAGGGTGGTCGGCGCGGAACTCCCTGAAGGCATCTAGCCGGCCAAGAACGGCATTCAAATGCTCAGAAGGAACGTCCGGGTCTTCGATCAGCTGGCTGATGTAATGCTTGATGACGCTGATGGCGTGTCGGTCTCGTGCGCGAAAAACCATGCAAGGCTCATCTTCCGGCACGACCTCGCCGCTTGCGACATTGGTAATGCGGTCTTGCGAAAAACTGTACTTCGGATCGTTGATGCTCATTTCCAGGTACTCCTGCTCTGTAGTTTCCGGCCCTTCGGCCACGGATTCTTCCGGGACGGTATGGCCTTGTGCCGTCCCTCTGCCTTTGCCTTGGTGCGGCGGGCGTACTGGCCAGAGCGTCCGCCCTTCCTGTCGGCCCGCGCGATCATCTTCACGTCGAGCGATGACTTGCGGCGATGACATGCGGTGCAGAGGAGCCGGCAGTTCTCCAGCGTGCTTTCCCCGCCGAGCGCGACCGGGACACCGTGATCGTATTCCTCGCCCTCGGCCTCGCAGCCGAGCTTCTCGCAGGTGCCGCCAGAGCGCTCCTGAACGGCTCGCTTGACGGCCTCGGAGAATGGCTTGCGGTCCTTGATCCAGTCGGGGCGTCTAGCCATACCAGCCTCCATCGCCGCGGCAGTGTGGGCAGTCCTCGAAGGATGGGCTTAGGCAGCAGCAGGTATCGTCAAAGCATGAACATTCGTCGGACTCACCACTGCCGCGGCACGATGGGCAATCGACCCATTCATAAGGCATCTCTTCTTCTGGGACTTGGGACCAGGGGAGGGTCATGAAAACAAATCCTCCGTCTCTGCAGGCGGCTTCACGGCCCTTGAGCGTGAAGGCCTGTCCGGCCACGCCTTCATCCACGGAAGGGGCTCTTGCAGCGCGCCGCCCGGCTTCCAGTTGAACCAGCCCAGCTGTCCGATAGAAGCGACAGGATCAACGGCGACAGGATCGCAGACCACAAGCCCGCGCGGGCCGAAAAACCAGCGGCTTGGGCGCTCGCTGACGACATCATCAAGCCGGACGTGACCGATGATGCCCCCGCGAATGAGGTCATCTGGGCGCGGGCACGCCACGCCGAGCTTTTCCATATACTCGGCTGCGGACTCGTATTCGTCGCGCGTCATCCCGCGCGCCGCGTGAATAGTGATGCGCCGACCGATCAAGTTCTTTGTCCCGAAAGGGGCCTTGTTCCGGTTCTCCACGTCCTTGCCACCGTGAATGATGGCCCATGCCCATGGCTGGCGGACGCTTAGAGCATTACCTGGAATGTGATCGGTCATGATCATTCCTCGATCAGGTTGCCAAATACGAAAAAGACGGGAAGGCCGAGCACCGCCCAAATGAGCCCGACCAGGGACGGGCAGACCAACAGGGAGAGCGTGGCCAATAGCCCACCAATCAAGCCCAGCAGGCACATCCCCACGCAAATGGCGTTTTTGATGTCAGCCATACCTCAGCCCTCCCCTTCCTTCACCGGAGAGACTTGGGCGGGGCGCTCTGCGGGTTTCGCGTAAACGGGGTCGGTCCAGTCGATTTCGTCGTCATCGCAGCCCCACGGAACGTCATCCGCAAGCTCATTATCGATGCGCCCTCCCTGCACTGTTCGATGTCGAACATGGCGGTGTGACACTCATCCTCGGTGAGTTTCATTCGGTCCGCGAGGAAGCGGTAAGTGCGCTTGCGGGCCATGCTGCGGAGCTGCTGGGGCGTGAGCTTGCCGCCGCGCTCGTACTGGTTCGGCGCGCTCATCCAGATGCGGTCGAGAACCTTGTGGACCTGGCCGCGGGCCTTGCGCAGCTCCGCATGGGCCGGACGCCCAAGCGGGTCTTCGGTCCCAGGATGGCAGCCGACATAGGCTCCGCAACCACACAGATAGAAGAACTTGTGAAACAGGTCAGGGCGGTGCGGGTAGATGGCCCGCCCGGTCGTCTGTGCTGGGATGCCGCCACACTCGGCGCAGGGGAAGGGCTTGCTGCACATCAGGTCGTCTCCTCGAGCTGCGCCTTGTTGGCGTCGGCCTTCAGAGCCGAGAGCTTCGTTTCCATCTTCTTGTTGAGATCGAGGGCTTCGTCCTTGTGATCGGCCCAATAGCGCTTCAGGCTCTCCGCATTGCGGGCCTTGAAGTCGAGGATTTCCATGGTGGTCTCGGCGCTGTTCAGCCAACCGTCGATGCGTTCGTGCATCTGGCCTGGCGCGATCATCTCAATGGCCCCGCCCATATCGAATTGGATGGCATACTCGCCCTTGGCGCGGCCGATCCGCTCGCTGCGGTCCTTTGCTTCCTTGGCCTCCAGCGCTTCGGTGGGCGTGAGATTGTCGTCGTAATAGTCGCCTTCGGCTTCCTCGTAGAGACCGCCAACATCTTCCGGCCAGCCGCGGCGCAGGGCTTGCGCTTCCGCGCACTTGGCAATCATGAGGCGCGGCATGCGCTTCCACGCATCTGCCAGATCCTGCTCTCCGGTCTTGTAGTTGCGGCCAGTCTCTGGATCCTTTGCCCATTTGTCCTTCGTGTTGACGTGCTCGTCCCACCAGGCTTCGCCGACGACAGGGAACCACTCGCCTGCGTCGTCCTGCTTGTAGCAGGTGACGACGGCCCGGCTTATGCCAAGAGGGTTCGTGTCAGTCTTCTCGGCGCCGTACTCGAATTGCGTTGGCTCGCTTGCCGGGCGATACCGGCGGGAGCGGGCGGCGATCGAACGCAGACCGCCGATTTCGACGATAAGGGACATGCGCCGCTTGCTGGCGTCGTTCTTCGAAAACACCATCGCCATGATCTGGCGCTTCATCGGGTTCAGGCCGTAGAGGCGGGCGCTCTCAATGAAGAGGTTGAACTCGTCATTGTTGGTGTCGGGCGCGCAGGTCTTCCGAATGATCTGGAGCTGCGCTTCGGTGAAGCCGGACTTGGCCGGCAGTGTCTGTGTCATCACTTGCTCCTGATAGATAGCGTGTCGGGGGAGGGTTCGAGGCGTGCGCCCGGGATGGGCTCGTCGGTCTCAGTCAGCGCCTTCAGCGCCGCGGTAAGGCCCTTCTTGTCGAGAACAGGATCCTGCCGCTTGAAGAACTGCGTCGGGACATCGGACTCGTTCTCGATCACAAGCTTGTCGGCGCGTTTCGACAGCGAAAGCGTGACCTCTGGCCGTTCGAGCTTCCGGTCGCCTAGAATGATCATGGCCTGCTCGATCTTGGCCTTGCGCCCTTCCATGCGGTATTTGATCCGCTCTTTCCGGTCGCGCAGGTCTTTCTCTCGGGCGGCGATGCCTTCCAGAAGTTCCTTGTCCTGGCCAATGGCATCGACCACGCCATCGATCATCTCGAAGAGGTCGGTTTCCCCTTCGATCATGTCGTGAAGAAGCTCGGCATCCTCGGCATCGGCGCCGAGCGCAGCCTTGAGGGCCTTCGCCGCCTCGATCTGGCGGGCAATGGCGTCATCGGGTTTCGCGCTATCGGCCATTCTCATCTCCATTGGTAAGGGTGGCGCGGGCGATGCTGGCGACAGTTTCAAGGCACCAAACCTCTCCTGCATTGAGGTCTTCATCGACACCGGTGGACTCATCGATGATCTGCCTCAGCGCTTCTTCAAACCGGTCAGCCTCTTCCAGCCGTGCGAGGATGGCGTCCATCTGGTTGGCGGCCTCGGTGATGAAGGCGGCGTTGGCCATCGTTTCCGGGTCGCCATCGGTTTGCACCACGGCAATGCGGCGATCATCGCCGATAATCACACGGCTGTTGCCGTCGAAATCGGAGTAGTCGCCTCGGTCGCATGCTTCCCAGTCTTCCTGCGTCCTCTCAGCGTTCAGCCTCTTCAGCCTATCAATGTCCAGTGTCATGACTGGCCTCCTGAGCGCATTTCGATTGCCGTTGAGATTGGGTCAGCCTCGCGCACATCCTGACCGCGCCTGACGGTCACTGTCTCGCCGTATGCCGCCAGTGCTTTCGCCGCCGCAGCCTTCCAGTCGGCCTGCGCTTCTTCGCGTGCCGGCATGTCTGGAAACTGGGCAAAGCCAAGCTCGCGAACCTTTTCAGTGGTTGCGCCGTGCCCCAGCTCGTGGGTCCAGACCGGGCGACCGAGTATGTGGTCGAAAGCAACTTGCATGTCGCTGTATTTCATGCCCTCACAGAGACCGATCCCCGTGATTGCGCTGGCGATTTGCAGCGTTGGAAATTCTTTTGTTTCAGCCATCAGCCTTCACCTCCTGCAATCTGAGCCGCTTCCTTGCGGGCCAGCATTTCAGCGATTTCCAGCCGGTCGCGTTCATCCAGGTGAGCCTCCGCAATCGCGGTGTGCTCTGCCATGCGCCGGCGGATATCCATGATCTTGATGTTGATCCGGTTGGCCTCGCGGATGCGTTCGGCGTGGCGGTCTGTTTCCCGCTCGCGGACAGCCTACGCTCTTGGGCAGGTCGGCTCATGGCGGGAAAGGCGGGTGTTGAGGTCAAGCATTTCAATTCTCCCGTGATTGGAGGGTTTCGGCTCATGGGCGGGGGTGGAGGGGGTCATGCTGCGACCTCGCGAAGTCCACGATAACCAAGGCTGGCCGGGGCGAGGAAGCCGCGCTTCACGGCCCGGTCGTACAGGACGACATTCACGGTCGCGGCGAGGTTCATGCAGCCAAGCGTCGGCACATAGACCGTCGCGAAGCAGCTGTCCGTGACGCGGCGGCCGAGCGTGCGGTCCTCGCCCCCGAAGATATAGAACGCGCTCTCCGGATGCTTGAACTCATGCAGCGGGGTCGCGCCCCCGATCAGGTCTACCGCGACAGGATTTGCCCCGACCGGGATGGCATCCATCACGTCATCGACACTCACGGCGGGCTTGTGCTTCCACACCTTGCCGGTGTCCGTCACCATGTCGCCGCGCTTGATCCGGCGACCGCCAAAGACGACAAGCGATGCGCCATAGCAGCCCGCCGCGCGAAGGACGGACCCGGCGTTTACAGCATCCTTGATGCCGTCCACGCCGATTGCTGAATATCCCCGGATGCTCATGCCTCGACCCCTTCCTCATCATCCCCGTCAAAGCGGGCGGTGGCGTTCCATACGCGGTCGAAGACAAGCCGCAGGTCCATCCACGTTCCGTCGAAGGATTCTGGCGTGTGCGGGATCGCGGCGAGCGGCAGGAACAGGCGGGACTGCTCATCCGGCAGGGTCGCAATCGCTTCGGTGCAGATGCGGTCGCCTTCGAGCTTCGCCCGGTTGAAGCCGTCAATGCCCCATACCGAGAGATAGCCCATGACGTTCTGGACGCGGCGGCGAAGGGAGGCGATGGTCTCGCGCTCCACGATCCGGCGATGGAAGGCCGACATATCGACCACATCGCGGGCGGTGAGGGTGACGGCGACGCTCATGAGGAAATCTCCGAGGGCATGCCGACGCTTTCGCGCAGCGCGCGGTAGCGAGGGTTCAGAAGCTTTGCGATGAAGTCCGCCTTCATGCGCTCAATCACGCGTTCGGCGCACGCGAGGGCTTCCTCGCGGGTCTCGTAGGCTCTGCCCTGGACTTGCTGTGTCTGAGGGCCGCAGCAATTGCATTTCCTCATGCGAATGATCGGCACGTATGGCCACTCAGGGCGGCGTCCGGCTTTGCGAGCTTCGGCGGTCCATTCGCCGAACCTTTGCTCGGCAACATGAACAGCGCTATCGAAGTCGGCGGTGAGGGTGACGGCGGTGGTCATGCTATCCTCCGGTGGATTTCATGCCGGAAGTTGCAGCCACAGCGCAGACAGGTATCGTGGTCTTCACCGCGCCCGTCATGCATATGCGAAACACCTCTCCACAGCGCTTGTTGAATGGCGTCTTCCGGCTCGTAGCGATCAATGGCCTTGCAGACCGCCTCGACCAGATGCGACTCCTGAGAAGTCGACACACCGGCCAGAAAAAGCAGGTCTGCGAAGGCATCAGCGAACGTCTCTTGTGCTTCACGCAGCTGGTCGGCTCGTTCGGTGAGGGTGACGGCGCAGGTCATGGCTGATAGTCCTCCACGCGCGGACCCCAGTGGAAGTTGGTGAGCGGCTGCCACTTTGCGACGCCGGGGACCATCACCATCAGGCGGTCTTCGTGGCCCTCGTCCCAGCTGTTCTCAACAACGTGCATGACCTCCCATTCGTCGCCCGTGCCGTCGTCCGGGTCGGCCGTGCCTGGCGCCTTGGTGTGCCACTGGCCCCACCAGAAACCTTCTTCGTGTGGTGCGCGCGCACTCATGCCGCAGCCCTCCGGTCTTCATCACCGCCGGGATGGGCAAGCCCATGCGCCGCTGCTGTGACCTTCTCGTCAGAGAGGGCCTCGTACATCACATCCATGTCGGTGAACTCATCCACGATGGACTCGCGGTAGGTGTCGATGACGGCGGGGATCAGGTCTTTCTGTCCGGCCCGGATCAGGGTTGCGGCCAGATCGGCGGCAACGTTGAAACAGGCGGCTGCATACTCGGCGTCATTACGGGCGGCATAGTGCGCCGCCTCGACATTGGCGCGGGTCTCTTCCTCGCGGCGTTCTCGGATACTCAAGGTCATGGGTCTCTCCCGTTGGGTTGAGACCTTAGTGTCACCAAAATGGTTACACGTCAATAGGGCGAGACCAAAAAAGTAACCGCAATGGTGACGATCAGTGCGTGTGCTGCTATCCTCCCCGTCTCAACGGAAAGGGAAACGGCGATGAAGATGATCGTGGAAATCGAAGCGGAGACTTGGCGCGAGGGCGATTACTTTCACTCGCGGGAGATCAGAAAGCGTTTCAAGGTCGGGCCGGTTTATGTGCCGCGCTTCTTCTTCAAGTGGCTGGCTGGTCGCCTAAATAGAAAGATGAGGCGACTAGAGCGAACCTAGGGTGCGGCGTCGAGCGTCATCGAAAGTCGGGCATTCGATACGATCATAGTCGGGATCGGTGCAAAGCCGCTTCTGCTCGGTGGCGTCAATCGTCCACTTGGTTCGGCCTTCGCGCTGAGGGAAGTCAGCTTCGAAGCCGCAGCGCGGGCATCTAACAGTCACAATCCGGCTCACCCCAGCGCCCTCCCGATCCAGATGACGCGACCGATTACATTGAGAAATCGAAGCGAGCATAATGACAGGCTTGCAATCTCAGCCTGCCCGCGCTTTCATCGCGCCCTGAGATTGAGGGAGGATCAAGATGAAAAGCATAACCGCTATTGCCGCGTCGGCTGCCATGCTTGCGGGTTGCGCGACGAGCCTGGAAATGCCCGTTCTGCCGGAGAATTATACCACCACCACTGGTGATTATGATCAGCAATATGTTGATGAGGTCACCTTCAAATATCCGGCGCCAGAGACCGCAAGCTTCACAGATCGAGTCGCCCGGTGTGGAGTATCAAACCTCTCCATCGACAGCTTTGTCGCAAAAGACACATCGAGGTCGTGGGTGGGCCCTGCGACCGGCAACTACTATGAAGCCGGCAATCGCTCGACAGTTGAGGGTAGTGAGGTCCTCAAATATATATCTGATAGCGAGAACATCGTTGTTCTGTCAGGACGGGAAAACTATGGCCAGGCATCTGGTTGGCAGGCGGCGCTCGCGGATTCCGCTCTATTCGAAAATGAGCTTGATTTCGATGTGGAGGCGGCGCTGAAGGAGGAAAAGTACGTTCTGACCTTTAAGAAGATCGAGCGCGCCTCTCATTCCACAGGGGCCATTGAAAACAGGGGGTTCATGCCCGTGGGAATTTGGAAGGGGTCAAGGGCTGACGAAATCGTTCCTGTCATCGATGATGTCGCAGAACGTCTGAATGACTGCATTCAGTCCTGATCGCCTATAGGCTCAGGATCGATTTCCTAACCCTGCCCAGCACCGAAGGCGACTGATCTTCCCTCACAAAGATAGGCTGGTGAGCATCATTCACTGATACGGGCTCGAACCGCTGTGGGTCGGGCCGGTATCGTTTATATGTGGCGTTTCCATCCTCGTCGGCGATCACATAGCAGGCGTTTGGCACGAGGGCCTTTTCGCGCAGGTTCACAAAGATGATGCTCTCCGGCGGGGAGATGCGGTCCATGGAATCGCCTTGGACACGTAGGGCTATCCACTCACCAGATGCAGATAAATCAGGCGCCGTCACGCGCGGGGCGTCTTCCACCTGGTCGATACTCATCTCCGTAAGCCTGGATGCGCTCACCCAAGAAATTAGAGGCGCGGACACAACGCCGCCGCCGTCAGTGTAGAGCACTTCGGAAACCGGCACCTTCAGGTGTTCAGCTATCTTCTCGGCCACGTCGAGCGGGATCTTCCGCGTCTGCTTTACCCAGCGGCCGACATTCTGCCGACTCGTGTTCAGTGCACGCGCCAGCTCGGCCTGATTAATGCCGCGGCGCTCGATCAGCGCCGTGAGTCCGTTGGGCCATTTGCCTTCAGTATCCATGCGCTCGAAGCTGTCACCAATCAGGCGACGTGACGATATTCCAAATTGGTGACTTGCATCGTCACCAGAATGGTGACATAAGGCGGGTATGACACTCGCTGACTGGCTTACCAAGAACAACCTTTCGGACGCCGACTTCGCGGATCGCATTGGCGTGAGCCGCCAGGCATTGCATCGCTACAAGACCGGCGCACGTCGCCCCCACGCGGATATTCTAACGGAGATTGTCAAGCACACCGGCGGACAGGTTACCGCGAACGACTTCTTCAATTCGAAGAAAGAGCAGGGCGCGCCCGAGGCGGTGCAGCCATGACGCTCGCTTTCTGCATCTCGCTTTACCTCACGATTGGCCTCTTCGACCTGATGGCCAGGAATCTCTGGGTCGGGGTCGATGACCGTGGCGTGGTGCCCGGCCTTCTCCTCATTGGTGTGCTTGTCCCGCTCGCGGCGACGTGGCCGGTCCGGGCCGCCGTCTCCTTCTGGAGGGCGCTCTAGATGCACACGGTCAACTGGATCCTTTCTCTCGTCTTCCTCCCGCCCGCGCCTCTGCCCATGGAGGGCATGCGCGACCTGCGCGCGGGGAGGGCGTATCAATGAACCGTCTTCATGCCTCAGCCCCCACCGGGAAAGGGGAGGTTGGCCGACCCTCACCAGAACAAGGGCGCGATGCCTTGGGCGCCGCCGGTCGCTCAGATAATCGCGTCAATCCCGGCTCAGTTTCCAAGATCCCAGAGCGAAAGCTCCCCGAAAAGCGGCGTCGTGCCGTGCAAGCCAAGAGAGGCGCTTGCCGGTGCATCGTCACGATACCGTGGGGTGTGAGTAGGGGGAGTCCGGCCCCGGCGTACCGGATGCTGCGAGGGCAGAAACCCTCATGCCGTGGCTGCAGCTCGGCTAGGAACGGCGGCAAGGTGAGCGATGCCACTTTCGCCGCAGGTTCTGATCTCAACTCAGTTTCCATTCGCGCACGCAGGCCCTCCGAATGCTGTTGTGCGCGCGCGCCGGGGGAGGCCCGTACCCTCTCCCGGCGCACCCGTCTTCGCGTGTCCAGGCCCGCTGGTTTCTCCGGGCTGACCGCGCGACGGCCGGGAGGGGATTGCGCCCCCTTCCGGCCCACTATTTGCGCCAGCAGGTGCGATGCTCCCCCGCCCAGCCTGCGAAGCGCAAGAGCCGGGCGCCTCAGTCCCCGAGGTGTCCGGCTCGCTATTTCCAAATGCTCTGTCGGCCCTGACGGCCTGCTCAAGGTGCTTCGCAGCAAACTCCAAATGCCTGCGCACCTGCTCGTCCATTCATCGCGCTCCTTCGTGTGTGCCTCGTCCTGTCGAGGTTCAACATGGAGCTAGCGATCATGAAAAGCACGCGAACAAATCCCAACTTGTTGGAAGCGACGATGGAGGCCCGGTGGCGCAAAAAGCAACACCAGCACTGGCCGTCCGCGACCGCTCAGCACAATGACCTGAAAGCCGCCGGCGTCGATGTCTCGCACTCGACCGTCTGCAACTGGCGCGCAGGTCTCATCCCCCACCACTTCACCCTGATGCTCATCGCCGCCGCTGGCTGGCGCAGCATCGTCACCTACGTGCAGGCGCCCGCCATGGAAGCGGGCGAACTCGCGGCACTTGAAAGAGAGATCGATGAGCGAACGAAAGAACTCACCGAGCGCCGTCGAGAGCTTCAAGCGCGCCTTGCTGAAGCTGATCGGCTGGATCGGACCAGGCCCCATTCGCCGGACGTTGAGCCGCTCTGAGCGTCTGCAAGACCGCGCCGAATGGATGCACGGCAAGTTGGAGGATCGGAACGATGAGCGATAGCTTCACATGTCCTGAGTGCCATCAATCGTGGTCGTATTTCGATGTTCGCAAGAAGCGTGATCCGCGCCTGACCAGCTTTCGCACGATTTGCGAGGGCTGCTGTGAACGCATCAAATCTGAGGCGTCTCCATCGGCGCAGAACTTCCACGTCGAGCGCAACCACAAGACCGGCGGCACGTCTGCGCAGGCAGCGCAGGCCGCGGCAAAGAAGGCTGTCCTTAACGACACCCACAGAACGATCTGGAAGGCCATCGCCGAGCGCCCGATGACTGCTGACGAGGTTGCTGAGGTCACCGGCATAAACCTTCTGACGGCCCGCCCCCGCATGTCCGATCTGGTCAGCGCGGGGTGGGCGGAAGCCACGGGAGAGCGTCGGGCGCCATACGAGGGCGCCGCGGAGCGGAACGTGTACCGCGCCGTCACGAAGTCGGAGCAGGGGAGGGCGGCGTAGGATGGGCAAGCGATCAGACTTTCCCCGCATGAAGGCGGACCTTTACATCACGCCAGCGAAGGCTGTGGAGCCGTTGCTGCCTCACCTGCCGTACAACTCTCTGTTCTGGGAACCATGCGCTGGATATGGCGACCTCGTTCGTGCGCTCGAAGCGGGCGGCATGTCCTGTGCGGGCATGTCCGACATCGAGCGACGCATTCCCGATGTAATTAAACAGGACGCACTGAGGGACTGGGGTTCTCCGGTCTGGCGTGAACATTCGATCGATTTCATCATCACGAACCCGCCGTGGACGCGGCAACTGCTGCACGAGATGATTTTGCGGTTCTCGTCGTTCAGGCCGACCTGGCTCCTGTTCGACGCCGACTGGATGCACACCGTTCAGGCGGAACCATACCTCAAGCACTGCCGGAAGATCGTCTCTGTCGGGCGCGTGAAATGGATCGCGGACTCCGAACACACGGGCAAGGATAACGCTGCCTGGTATCTCTTTGACCAGTCGAGCGAAGGCGCTGCCGAGTTCGTCGGGAGGGCCGCCGCATGAGCCTGACACCCCGCCAGAAAGACTGTCTCCTCGCCTTGCAGGCGCACTATGACGCGCATGGCGTGATGCCGAGCATCCGAGAGCTTGCCGACAGGCTCGGATATCCCGGCAAGAAACGCCCGCATGAGATGCTGGTTGCGCTGGAAGAGCGCGGTTTCATTCGCCGGCTGCCCGCCCGCGCCCGCGCCATCGAAATCCTGAAACGCATCCCCTCTGAATCCCCCGCCCGCTGCTGGCGCTGGGACGGTCCCGAACGCGGCCCGCAGATCGGGGATGCGGTCATCATCGAAGCCCGGCCCGAAAGTATACACGCCCCGACCCCGCTTAAGGATGTCTCATGACGATACACACCCTCACCTGGAGAAACCCCGGCACCAAGATCGGTCTCGCCTTCTGCGCGGCCTCTACCTGTCTCGTCATTGCTGCGGCTGTGAAGCTGGTCAACTGGATGTGGGGGATTGGGGCATGAAGGCCGATGACCTCAAGCACCTGGCTGCTCTCTGGCTTCGCGCTCGCAAGCCGGACGCACACATCCTTTTCGAGTTCAGTCTCGCCGAATACGGGGGCGCCCTCATCGACGTCGCCGCGATCTGCGAGGATGAGATCATCGGTGTCGAGATCAAGGGCGATGGAGACTCTGCCTCACGCCTGAAGCTTCAGGGGCAGATGTATCCTCGCGTCTGCCGGACCGTGTATCTTCTGCCGAGCCCCGACCTGCTGAAGTCTTGCCGCACGCACCTGCCGCCCGAGTGGTCGCTTCTCCTCCCGCTTGGCGGTGACGACGACAATGAGTGGCGACTTCTCCAGACCTGTGAAGAGACGGGCATCCAGTACCCGAAAAACGGCAAGGCCATTGATCCCTCGACGCTCGGTCGAGGCGAGGGGCTGGGGCTCTCTCCGGCCGCGCTGGCTGCCATGGTCTGGACCACTGAATACACCCGCCTGAAGATCGCGCTCGATCCTATGATCGGGCTCCCGAGGCGCAAGGCCGACTGCATTCGGTATGTCGCAGAAACCTATCCCCTCCCGAAGATTGAGCGCGCTGTCTGTCAGGTGCTGCGGCAGCGGGATTGGGGCTTCAAGGAAGTGATTAAGCCGATGGCGGCGGGAGCGCTGTCATGAGATTCCGAACACTCCCAATCCCGCCCTCATTGAACAGCATGTTCCCCGGCAAGGCCCGCCGCCACAAGTCGGCGGAATACAAGGCATGGATCGAACATGCCGGCTGGGTGCTGGAGACCGCGCGTATCCCGCCGGTGATCGGCCCCTTCGCCCTGCACATCCGTCTGCCGGTGAAGATGCGCGGAGACATCGACAATCGGGCAAAGGCGATCCTCGACCTGCTCGTGAAGCACGGCGTCACGCCTGACGACTCCAAGACCTGGCGCGTCGTCATCGAACGGCATGGAAGCGTCCGAGACGGCTCCTGCCAGTTCGCCCTTGCCGAAATCGACCCCAACACTGGCGCTGAACGCGCCGAGGAGGCTGCGTGAAACCAACCGAACAGCAAATAGACGATATGGTCGCCGCATTCGAAGATGGAATACTTCCCGGCCTTGTCGAAGAATTTGAGGCTCAGCGGTTAGAAGGGCTTCGCGCCCTGCTGCTCGAATGCGATAGCCCGATCGAATGCAAACTCGCCTATGCATTGGCTGCCCAGCGTGGCAACCTTATGCCTTACGATTGGGTGGCCGGCACAAAGCGGAAGTATTTTGCCGTCCTGCCTGCCAGCCTTCAAATAATTGCTCAATATCCGATTGGGCGGTATCGCGTCGACTTCGCTATCAAGGCTCCGCTATGGAATGGCCCATCGCTCCAAATCGCCATTGAGTGCGACGGGCATGAATTTCACGAACGTACAAAGCAGCAGGCAGCGCGCGACAGATCAAAGGATAGGCTGCTCACCCAGAAAGGGTGGACCGTCCTGCGCTTCACCGGGTCGGAGATTCACAACAAGCCAGCCGAGTGCGCCAAAGACGTTTCGAGGACGGTAGAGACGTTCCTGATCGACGACTGGAGGCGCGCCAATGGCTGAGCTTCCCTACATGCCTTGGTACCCGAGCGACTACGGTGCCGACACAAAGCATCTGACGCTTGAAGAGCACGGCGCTTACCGCCTTCTCCTGGATGAACTCTGGATGCGCGGCGGTGCGATCCGCTTCGATGAAAAGCGGCTCGCGAAGCTGCTCTCAGTCACACCCCATCGCTTCCGTAAAATCTGGACCGGAATAGGAGAGTTTTTCTGCCTCGAAGGCGGCGAAATCCGTCACAAGCGGATCAGTGAAGAACTAGAAAAAGCGCGGAAATCTGTAGAAAAACGCGCCGAAATCGCACGCCAAGCGGCTCAAAAACGATGGAAAAAAGACAAGAAAAACAAAGGCAATGCGATGCCGGAAGCATTGCCGGAGCATTGCCATCCAGAACCAGAAGGTTCTGGTACCCCCCTAAAGGGGGATACCAAGAACCTGCCGCATGAATGCGCGCTTGCCCTGGATGGGCTACGCGCATCAGCGGCTACGGAGCACGCCAAGAACGAAGTGAACGCCCTAGCCAGCAGCGTCTGCGGTTGGGAGGACAAGACCATCTTCGTCACCGGGAAGTATGTGCTCGACCGCTTCACCGAAAGCCTTGCCCGCGAACTTCGCGCCGAGCGCATCACGCTCGCGATCGGCAAGCCCTCGCCAAAGCTCACCGCAATCGAAGGAGGCCGCTCATGATCCGCCGCATCGACTGGCCGGCCTGTCTCGCGACAGCCGCCTACACCGCTTTTCTCATCGCTCTCATGTCAGGAGGACAGTCGCAGTGAAACCGCATGCGAAATCACCCTCATGGGATGCGGTGCTCGCATCCTCACCGCTCAACCGGGAGGCCGCGACCGTTACCAGCGAGAGCCGGGAAGAGCATGGCTTCTGGCGGGAAAATTGTGACCAGTACCACCAGGACGCGCCACATGAGCTGATGAGCGGGGAGCGGCTTGCTGCCAGACAGACAGCGCCGACCTTCTCCGATCTGACCGGGCAGCGATTCAACCGCTTTGTGGTCAGAGGTATCGCCGAGCTTCAGACGAAGCAGAAGGGGAACCCGCTTTGGGCGGTCCGCTGTGATTGCGGGGCCTACACGCTCCGGCGCTCGAAGGCCCTGCGCTGTGGCGACCATGACCGGCAGATGTGCGCGGTCTGCGACCACCTTAATGAGATCCGCCGCGGCAAGGTGCCTGGCATCGACAACTCCAACCGCAAGCGGGCCGAGGTCCGCGAGCAGTTCCGGGAAAGGAAGACATGATGGCTTTCACCGCGACCCAGACCCCAAGAGAGCGGAAGCTCGGAGAGGCGACACAAGCCGCGTCGGCTTATTTCGGTGAGACGATCACAAGCAAGTTCGTACTCGATAAGTCAAAGCGGAAGAACGTTGCCAGGGCCCGCATGTGGTGCATGGCATACATCCGCTGGCGTTTCCCGGAAATGAGCCAACCCCAGACCGCGCGCTTATTCCAGAAGAAGGACCACACGACCGTATGGAACGCCGAGCGCCGGGCGAGGGTGCTGTTCCCTGATGCGATATTCTGCCTTGGGGATGCTGACGAAGTCATAGGACGCATCGAGGCGCTTGGGTTGGGAGGCGCCGATGCCGCTTGACCATGTCCCCGGCTTCACCCTGGACCGCATTCGCCCGCAGCGCCTACGCCGCATGCTGGCCGTCGCGAGAATGCGTCAGGCCAATATGAGCCACAAGCAGATACAAGCCGCTATCGACATCGCCCGCAACACGCTGAGAGCGGACATCAGATGCGTCAACCTGCTCGGCGCCGACGCCATCCGGGAGCAGCTGGAAAAGATCGACGGGCCGGTTCATGAGCCGGACCCTGCGGACAAGCTCCAGGGCACATGCCAGCGCACCATTGTCGTCAGCGGCAGGGCCCGCATCTGCGGAACGCCATGCGATGGCCAGCTCTGCGACGACTGCAAACCCCTGACAGCCCCCATCGGCGGCGCACGCTGGCCGGGCGGGAAGGCTCAATCGAAGACTGGGAGGTTCTAGATGTTCGATGTGAACGACGCCGTGAAATGCATCCGCTGGGAGCGGGGTGCGGAGCCATTGGAGCTTGGGGCCGTCTACCGCGTGAGGCGAGTGTATCCCGAAGGAGCCATCATTACAACGCGAGACGACATTCGGCGAACTGCGAGTGATTGCATATCGATTGGGATCGATAACCACACCCTGAAAGCCTACGGCTGGTCGATAACTGACATCTGGCCCGTGTGGATGTTCCGCAAGATCGAAAAGCTCTCTCCCGACCCCGAAGCCCTCTCCGCCCTCAAATCCCTGACAGTGAAACGGCGTGAGCCAGTGGAGGCGGGATGAGCGACAAGATCGTAGACCTGCATGAAGACGAAGGCCCGAAGATGTCTGGCGGGGAAGTCCCGCACGGCACGAACCGCGTCTGGGCGATGCAGATATTCCGGGGTGAAAAGGTCCATTTCTGGCACCTGCGGGCGACCGGATACAGGCGGCTTTGCGACGGGGCGCTCGCGCCCGCCTTTCTGACAAACGGACAGTCTACGCTCTGGTACGGCGGCAACTTTCCGAAGTGCAAGCGCTGCATGCGCAAGCTGACCAAAGGGGACGCATCATGACCACCTCAACCCTACGGAGGCCCTCATTGGCCAAGAGCGGAACGTCCCGACAGAAGAGCCTTCAGATCGGCGTGTATTTCGCCCGACCGATCGAAGACGAGGAAGAGTTCATCCAGCGCCAGAGAGACGCTGAGGACCATGCCCGCCGGCAGGGAACAGAGGAGAGCCTTGCCGAGGCCCGGCGCCGGGCCCACACCGTCAACGCCTATATGAGCAAGCGCCACATGGATCGGCCAAAGACGGCCCGCGATCCGGTCATGGCGATTGGCAGTCACCGTCTCCGCCTCGCCGCCGAGCGCCTGCGGGATGCATATGAGGGCTTCGAGACCGGCATGTACGAGGCCAGCCACAAGGCGCCGAAAGACCCGCCGGCCGATCCGCTGGAAGCCCTGCCGCCGATCAAGAACCCGCCCAGTCCGCCGGACCCCATCAATCGCTGGCACAAGGCCAAGCGTGTCTGGAAGACGAACAAGGACGGCGAGCTGGTCAAGATGGAGGCCCCGCCGACCTTCCCGCCGAAGCGTCCGAAGCGCGGCAAGTTCTCCGGCAATGACCGCATGGCCGAACTGGTCTCGAAGCTCGCCATCCGCGAGCGCAAGCACCGTGAGGCCGTGGAGCTGTGGCTGTCGGCCGTGGAGCCCTTCGAGACCGCCCTGATGCGCTGCATCGTGCGGGACGTCATCGTCTTCCGCATGCCGTATCGTGAGGCCGCCCTGAAGGCCGGATACAAGAGTGGCGGCGGACGCAACAACCAGGCCATGCGCACTCAGGTCGAGATTGCCATGAAGGCCGCAGCAGATTATCTTGGAGTGTAGGAGGATAGCATGCGTATCGTGGACCGAGAGACATTCCTGAATCTGCCAGCTGGCACCGTCTTCATGAAGTTTCCCGACCAGCCCGAAGATGGCAGCTATTTCGCTTTAGACGGCGACGGCGAAGTGCAGATCAAATGGCGCACCAGCTCCGGTGTCGATTTCGTCTGCCAGAACCTTGTCCCGTTTCCCGAGGGGTGGCACGATGACGGAGACGTTTCCGCCAACCAGATTGCCATGCTACGCGGCGAAGAGGGTAAGCCCGCCGACTATGATTGCGCTGGTCGCGACGGCCTCTTCGATCAGGATCAACTCTTCCTTGTCTGGGATACAGATTCACACCAAAAGCTGATAGACTTGCTTCAGCGAGCGCTGGATATGCAACTTACCGAGAGCGAGCCTGCCGCACCATGACCCGCATCCAGTCCCGCCTCCGCCTGCTGACGGCTATGCCGAGGAAGAAGCCGCGCGCGCCAGTCCGCGATAGCGCCACACTGGATGATATCGCAGAGAACCTGCGCCGGCTGCCAGAGATGATGCGCAAGCATGGCTACACCTCCTCGGTGAGAGACTTTCCGTTCAGGGCCATCAGCGACGACGAGGCCAAGATAGCGCAGGAAAGCAACCAGTGGCTCCGCGACGAAATCAAGAAACTGGAGTTCGGCACGAAGACACCGCACCGCCCATATCTGGTGCCCGCCGACAGGTAATCCACAACCTCTAGCCATTTACCATATTGACCCCGCGTACCAAATCACATAGTCAAAACCTAGTTTTCGAAAATAGCGACCGCAGCCCATCGGCTTGCGGTCGTTTTCGTATCTGCGGCGGCGCGCGCAGTAACGCGGAAGCTACCGTTCAAATAGGGCTGGTAATTCGGCCTCCCCGCGTCCCGTAGACCCCTTTCACCGCCCGGCCCCGAACCGGATAGGTCAAACCATGAAACAGACCAAGACCCTCCGCGTCCGCGTCAAGGACAACCACTCTGCCCAGCTTCGCCGCATGGCGCGGTCGGTCAACCTTGTCTGGAACTACGTCAACGAACTGAGTGAGCGCAGTATCCGCGAGCGCGATGTGTTCCTGTCGGCCTTTGATCTGCAGAAGTACGTGCAGGGCGTAAACCAGGAACTTGGCCTGCACAGCCACACGCCCGTTCAGGTCTGCAAGGAATACGCGACCCGCAGGAAGCAGTTCAAAAGGCGCCGCCTCGCGTGGCGCAAGTCCTATGGTGCGCGCCGCTCTCTTGGCTGGGTGCCGATCAATACGGGCATGGCTCAGTGGAAGAATGGCGGCGTCTACCACAACGGCACCGTGTTCAAGGTCTGGGATAGCTGGGGCTTGGCCGACTACAAGTTTCGTTCGTCATCGTTCAGCGAGGATGCGCGCGGGCTCTGGTACTTCAACGTCGTGGTCGAGTTCGAGGCCCGCCCGTCCGAAGGCGCGGCGTCCGTCGGCATAGACCTCGGGTGCAAGGACGCCGCAACGGTGAGCGATGGCACCAAGGAAACGGGGCGCTGGTATCGCGGGATCGAGACCGATCTTGCGACGGCCCAGCGCGCCCGCAAGAAGAAGCGGGTTGCGGCCATCCACGCGAAGGCCGCGAACCGCAGGAAAGACGCGATGCACAAGCTGTCGCGCAAACTGGTCGATGCGAATGCCGCCATCTTTGTCGGCAACGTATCCTCAAAGGCCATGTCTCAGACCCGCAACGCCAAGTCTGCGCTCGACGCTGGCTGGGGGATGCTCAAGACGATGCTGTCATACAAATGCGATCACGCAGGCATCGTTTTCGAAGAGGTCAACGAGGCTTTCACCACCCAGCGTTGCTCGTGCTGTGGGGTTATTCCCGACAGCAGTCCGAAAGGTATGGGCGCGCTTGGAATAAGGGAATGGGAATGCGGATCATGCGGGGCGGTCCACGACCGCGATGTGAACGCCGCCCGCAACATTCTCGCGCTCGGGCATGAGCGTCTCGCAGGAGGAATGCCCGTCCTTTAGGGCGGGTAGGATGTCAAGCGACCGTGGCTTCATACGCCGGACTGTAAACCTGAAGCTGAAACCGTCCAAGGGCCAGCACTCACAAACCAACACCAAAGGGTGAAACCTTAGCGTTTCTCGATATGAGCCATGGCAGCACCGGCAGGAAACCGTTTCTGGGAAGCCCGCAGCTCCCATGGGCGAAAGCCAATCTTCGAGAGCCCGGATGATCTATGGGGCGCCTGCGTCGAATATTTCGAGTGGGTCGAAGAAAACCCGCTCTATGGGGTCGATGTCGTAAAGTTCGAGGGCAGCGCCCACGATCACCCCGTCCCCAAGATGCGCGCCATGACCATCGCGGGCCTCTGCAACTTCCTTGATATCGCTCAAGTCACATGGGCTGAATACCGCACGCGCTCCGAAGATTTTACTTTGGTCACATCGCGAGTGGATTCCATTATCCGCCAGCAGAAGTTCGAAGGCGCTGCCGCCGACCTGCTGAACCCGCGCATCATCGCCCGTGACCTTGGCCTTGCCGAGAAGCATGAACACAGCGGCCCGAATGGCGGTCCGATGCAGACGGTGAACAAGTCCATGTCGGCGAAGGAAGCAGCGGAGGCCTATCAGGACTCCCTGAACCATGGCGAAGGATGAGGCCGAGTGGCCGGTTCCAAACGGTCTTGCTGAAGGAGAGTGGCCGCCTGATCCTGTCCCGGTGTACGGATGGAGGCAGCGCCAGCTATCCCGGCTGAGGGCCGACCCGGTTCTCGCTTTCGGCGCCAAGGAATATTACCGCACCCGCCCAGTCGAGTTCATCAATCACTGGGTCGACACCTACGACCCGCGGAACGCAGGCACCGACCTGCCGGCGCGTTTGCCGCTGCAGCTCTTTCCCCGGCAGGTCGACCTGGTCGGCTTCTTCATGGCCTGCCTGAAAGGCGAGACCGGGGGGCTGGTCGAGAAGTGCCGGGACATGGGCGCGACCTGGGTGGCCGTCGCTTTCTCGGTCTGGCTCTGGCTGTTCTGGGATGGCGCCGCCGTCGGCTGGGGGTCTCGAAAGGAAATCCTGGTCGACAAGATCGGCGATCCTGACAGCATCTTCCAGAAGATCAGAATGGTGATCCGGGGGCTGCCCCGCGAGTTCTGGCCGGATGGGTTCAATCCCGACGAGCACATGTCCTACATGAAGGTGATCAACCCGGATTCAGGGGCGACAATCACCGGCGAGGCGGGCGACAATATCGGACGCGGCGGCCGCAAGCTCATCTACTTCAAGGATGAGAGCGCCCACTATGAGCGCCCTGAACTGATCGAGGCGGCACTTGGGGATAACACGCGGGTGCCGATCGACATCTCTTCGGTCAATGGTATCGGCAACGTCTTCTACCGGCGCCGGGAAGCTGGCCATGAATGGCAGACCGGCAAGCCTGCGCTGAAGGGTGCGACGAACGTCTTCATCATGGACTGGCGCGACCACCCGGCCAAGGATCAGGCCTGGTATGACCGCCGGAAAAAACAGGCTCAGGACGAGGGGCTTCTGCACACCTTCGCCCAGGAGGTTGACCGCGATTACGCCGCTGCCGTGGAAGGCATCGTGATCCCCGCTGATTGGGTGAAGGCGGCAATCGACGCACACATCAAGCTCGGCATCGAGGTCACCGGCCCGCACATCGGCGCGCTCGACGTGGCCGACGGCGGTATCGATACGAACGCGACCATCTGGCGGCATGGCATCCTGCTCAGCGCTTCGGACACATGGTCTGAACGCGATACGGGGGTCACAACACGCAAGGCTATCGCAGCGGCCCCGCCGGAAGGTGGAGCGCTTCAATACGACTCCATCGGGGTCGGTGCCGGCGTGAAGGCGGAAGCCAACCGGCTTGCTGAGAACGGCGACATGCCGAAGGGGCTCAACCTTGTGCCATGGAATGCCGGGGCAAAGGTTCTGGATCCTGATGGCCATGTGGAGCCAAGGGACCGCAACAGCCCGCTCTGGAAGGACTTCGCCGCCAATCTCAAGGCTCAGGCCTGGTGGCTCGCACGCCGCCGCTTCGAAAAGACATACCGGGCCATCCATGAGCCCGGCTTCACATGGGAGCCCGACGAGCTTGTCTCGATATCGAGCGACCTCCCGCATCTACACACGCTGGTCAAGGAATTGAGCCAGCCGACCATGGGGCAGAGCGCCAACATGAAGCTGATCATCAACAAGACCCCTGACGGCACGCGCTCGCCGAACCTCGCGGACGGCGCGATCATGTGCCTGCATCCGATTCCGCCGAAGTCCAAATACACGCTGGACAATCTGTGATGGGCGCTATGACCTTCATAGGCGACCGGCTCGCCAACGTCCTTTCCGGCCTCGGCGGGCTGCGCGACAAGACTGCGGCCAACAGCTGGGGCTTTGCCGAACTATCCCGTGAGCAACTGTCGAACGCCTATCGCGGCGACGGCCTGTCTCGCAAGGTCGTCGATGCGCCAGCCTTCGACATGGTGCGCGAGTGGCGTGCCTGGCAGGCCGACAGTGACCAGATCGAGGCCATCGAGAAGGAAGAGACCCGTCTCAATATCCGGGGCAAGGTCAAGCAGGCGCAGATCCTTGCGCGGCTATACGGCGGCGCCGGCATCGTCATGGGTGTGGGCGCCGACGACCCGATGGAGCCGCTGGACCCGGAGCGTGTCGGCAAGGATGATTTGCGCTGGGCGCACGTCATGCACCGGCATGAGCTTGTTGCCTCGACACTTCGCACTGATCCGGAAGGAGAATGGTTCCGCGAGCCTGAATACTATCAGTGGACAACGGATTCGGGCATCCTGTACCGCGTTCACCCCTCCCGCGTCGTCCGCTTCACGGGCAATGAGTGTCCGGACTATCAGTTTTCCCCGCATGGCTGGGGCGACAGCATTCTTCAGTCGGTCAATGAAGCATTGCAGAATGCAGGCGCTGCGATCTCCGGCATTGCGTCCCTCGTCCAGGAGGCGAAGGTCGACGTGTTCAAGGTGCCGGGTCTCATGGAGAACCTGGCCACGAAGGAATATTCCAGCCGGCTCGTCCAGCGCTTCGAGACGGCCAACGCCATCAAGTCGATTGTCAACGGGCTGATCCTCGACGCCGAGGAAGAATATGAACAGAAGCAGATCAGCTTCTCCAACCTGCCCGAGATCATCCGCGAGTACTTGCAGATCGTCTCCGGCGTGTCCGATATTCCGGCGACCCGGCTGCTTGGTCAGGCGCCCGGCGGGCTGAACAGCGACGGCGAAAGCGCGCTTCGCAACTATTACGACCGCATCCGCGCCGAACAGACGCTCACGCTTGGCCCGACACTCTCGCGGCTGGATGAGGTTCTGATCCGCTCGGCGCTCGGCTCTCGAGACGAGGCGATCTGGTACAAGTGGAATCCGCTTTGGCAGCTTGATGATGACCAGCGCGTCAAAATAGAGAAAGACCGCTCAGAGACTGTATCCAAGCTTTCGGCTACCGGCCTTATCCCGTCCGCGGTTCTGGCTAAGGCGGTGCGGAACGTGCTGATAGAGTCAGGAGAGTGGCCCGGCATCGAGGCGGCTTATGAAGAGTTCGGCGAGGAAAGCCCGGACTTCGACCCGAATGCCGGCGATCCAAACAATCCGGACCCTGACGCGCCGGTTGATCCAGACGACCCGGAAGCGGACCCGACGCAGACGGCCGATGCGGAGCCCCGCACGCTGTATGTGCATCGGAAGGTACTGAACGCTGGCGAGATCGTGAAGTGGGCGAAAGAGCAGGGCTTCGAGAAGCCGCTCGCCGCCGACGACATGCATGTAACGATTATGCACTCCAAGACGCCGGTAGACTGGATGAAGGCGTCCGACACCTTCCTTCAGGAGCGCGACGGCAAGCTGATTGTTCCGGCTGGCGGACCTCGTATCGTCGAGCCTCTTGGCGACAAGGGCGCCGTTGTCCTGCACTTCGCATCGTCGGAACTGTCCTGGCGCCACGAAGACATCAAACGCAAGACTGGCGCGGAATGGAGCTTCCCGTCCTTCGAGCCTCACATCTCGATCGTCTATGAGGGCGCGGGCGACATGGACTTGTCGAAGGTCAAGCCGTTCACCGGCAGGATTGAGCTTGGTCCGGAAATCTTCGAGGAGTTCGTCGATAGCTGGCGCCCCAACACGAAGGACGCGCTCCCCCGTGACGCACGCGGGCGCTTCGTCAAACGGTCATGAGTTTCGATTTAGCCGAGCTGGCCCGGCAGGAGGGCCTGCGAAAGAACCGCGTGCTTCGCGGCATCGAGATCACGGACACGCTGAAGCGGGACTTGTACCGCATCGTGGTCCGTCCGGTGCGAGCATGGGAACGGCAGGTCATCGACCGGATTCGCCCGGCCTATGGTCAGGCTATATCCACGCTGACGCAGGACGACGAAAGCGACGACCTTGCTGAGGCGATCAAGATAGCGGAGGCGCAAGCGGCCGGTGCAACTGTCTCAGTCGAGGCAGATGTGCGCGGCTGGGTGAGAGACGCCCTCCGTTGGCATGAGCAACGCTGGGCCGATGCGGTGAAGGCCGGGACGGGCATTGATGTCTTCCCCTTCATCGACCGTAAGGAAAACGCGGCCCGTGTGAAGGCCTTCCAGAACCAGATTGCCAACCTGGTTAAGGACGTGGACGCGAAGACGAAGAAGGAAATCGCGGACATTGTCTGGCGCGGGTTCACAGAGGGCACGCCCCGCCGGGAGATCGCTAAGGAACTGACAAGCCGTCTCGCCATCGCGCGGCGTCGCGCAAACACCATCGCCGTCGACCAGGCCCAGAAGCTCAATGGGGAACTCACCCGGATTCGCATGTCGGAAGCCGGGGTGACAGCGTACCGTTGGAGACATAGTCAGAAGCGCCGCTATCGGCCGAAGCACAAGGCACGAGACGGGCGGATCTACAAGCTGGGTGAACCCGCAGGCGATCAGCCGGGTATGGCCATCTATTGCTTCCCGTCAGGGCAGCCAGTCAGCATCCACGACGATGTACTTAAAATCTGGCGCCGTTGGCACAGCGGCCATCTGACCGAGTTCATTACGGAAGCGGGCGAAAGAGTAAGTTGTACAGCGAACCACCCGATTCTCACGAACACCGGCTGGAAGCCGGCTGAGGCGCTGAATGTCGGCGACTATATCGCTCAGCCGAGCGTCAGCCGCCTCCATGCAAGCGACGTGTACATAGAACAGCGAGAGCCCTCGATCGGCGAGATATTTGCAGCGGGCGAGGCCATTCTCGGATCGGTATCGACCAACGGGAGAAGTGGAGACTTCCACGGCGACATTATTGCTGACGAGGATATCGACGTTGTAGATGCCGACGGCGGCTTGCGGCGTGAACTCACAGCCTGCATCAGCCAGGGCGTTGCAGAGCATGTCTTCGAACATGCCCACGCGGCTCTCGTTGACTTCGAACGTGTGGGCGCGTTTGAGGCGCTGCCGCATTGGGCGCTTAGTACCCGTCAGAGCCGCGTGGGCTGCCTCCGTTTGCTTGAATCGCTCTTCTGGCGTCATGCGATCCCAAACGATGCGCCCGGCCTCAGCTGCGCCTCTGATTGGTATGCCATTGCGCTTAAGCATTTCGGTGATGGTCTTGCGGATGGGGCCAAGGCGCTCGCTGAGAGATTTGACGGACTCGCCGGCAAGGTAACAGCGGATCGCTTCCGCCTCATCGTACTGTATGCTGTTAGCAGGGCGGCGGCCGAGGCGGCTGATCCGATATCCGCGCCTGGAGCGGAGGTGCTTGGACAGGCAATCGGGATGGAACCCGACCATGGCGCCAATCGACTTGAGAGTTTCGCCGGCGTCGAGCTTCGATATAGCAAAGTCGAGGTCTGCTTCAGTCGGGCTTGGGAGGGGCATGTGTACAATTTCCAAACTGCTTCAGGTTGGTACATAGCAGGAACAACCGGGGTTGGGAATTGCGGCTGTGTCTCCGAGCCGGTCATCGACGTGGAAGGAAGCCTATGAAGATCGAAAACGTGACAGCGCTCCTGATGGAGGCGCTTGAGGCCCAGTGCTCGGAGGGCGAGGCCCCACGCCTGATGATGGTGGAGACAGACGATATGTCCGCAGTCTCGCTGGAAGGCAGCTTCGATGTCCGGGCGATTGCAGCGCGTGTGGCTCAAGGCTTGCCGCGCGAGCCTATCTTCACGGCCTCGGAGGCCGGCAGCGTCCAGTTCGACGGCAAGGGCGGGCTGACCATCAATATCGCGCCGGGCGCGCTGGGGAAGATCGGGTGATATGATGAATTGGCTATTGGTTGGTGATGGCGGTACGCCAGAGCGCTTCGAGCTTTGCGGTGTCGTTAAGGCGATGGAGGTGGAAAATAGCGATGGACGTTTGACGATTGACGCAACCATCAAGGTTGAGCCGCACGTCACGCCCGCGCGGGACAACATGGTCTTCCGCTTCCTTGGTGATGACACCAACTTTCAAGCACAGGGGACGATCACTTACCGCAAGGCTTTGCCCGGCGGGTTTGTTCATTGCCGGATGAACGTTTCGACTTGTGTTAGACTGGACGGCGGCGGCGATCCTCCACAGCATCGCTTGAAGCGCGACGCTGCATGATCGGCGCATTCCGGGGCAAAGCAATTTCCATCCTCGGAGGCGGCCCCAGCATCAACGATCTCGATATCCGAACCCTCGGCTCTGACCCCGTGATCGCGGTCAACAATGCGGGCCTCGATGTCTTCCCCGATGCTGATGTTCTGTTTGTCATGGATCGGCGCTGGTTCGACTGGAACCGGGAGCGCCTGCACCTGAACCGGAGCAAATGGCGGGTCATCCGACAGTTTCAGGAGCCGCGCGGCTGGGAGCTGCCGTGGCCTGTCACGGAGCTACAGCACGACAAGTTCGGCACGCTGAGCGAACAGCCACATAAACTCGCAGGGGCATGTGGCGGAGCAATGGCGCTGAACCTCGCCTATCTCATGGGGGCCGACCGCATCATCCTGCACGGCTTCGACATGCGGCCGGGCAACTACCACGACGACCACCGCGTGAAGACGCCGGTCAATATGTACGAGACCACCTTCATTCCCTCGCTGGAAGCCATGGCGGCGCGGCTGGGTGATCGGGTGTCGGTGTTCAACGCTACGCCGGACTCTGCCCTGAAGTGCTTCCCGTGTCTGGAGACTCACCCGCAATGAGCATCCACCCCGACGCGTTTATCCACCCGAAAGCACTCGTGGAAGGGGCGACGGTCGGGGCGCGCACGCGCATCTGGCAATTTGCTTCTGTGATCCGTGGCGCTGTGATCGGGGCAGACTGCTCTATCGCCAGCGGGGCCTGTATCGACGGATCAACGGTCGGTGACGAGACGGTCATCGCGCATAATCTGGCCGCTGGTCCCGGCTTTCAAATCGGGAGCCGGGTCTTCATCGGCCCGAATGTCACGCTTTGCAACGATGGCTGGCCACGCGCCGGGAAGAACGGGTTCAATGTGTCGGCCTACAAGGATCGCCCGGCCATCATTATCGAGCCTGATGCGAGCATCGGCGCGAATAGCGTCATCCTTCCCGGCGTCCGCATCGGTGTCGGGGCCATGATTGGCGCCGGGTCGGTTGTGTCCAAGGATGTGCCTGCCTGCCATGTCTGGATGAAGCACGGAGAAATGCGGCCGATCACGATGGAAGATGAAATCTGCCGTCAGAACAGGCGGGTTCGCTTTGCGGCCTGATCTCGTCGTCGCCACGCTGCTTTGGGATAGCAACCAGAACAGCAAGAGCTTCAGCCAGGCCTATGACGAAAGCTGGGCCGAAAAGCTCTATCGCGGCTTCGCCCGAAACCTGACTGCACCCTTCGAGTTCATCTGCTTCACCGACCGGGAGCGCGACTTCGAGGAGCCGATCACGCAAAGGCTCATGACCAACCGGACGCCGGGATATGGCGACTGCATCGAACCCTACCGGCTGAACCGGCCCATGATCCTCGTCGGGCTGGATACCATCGTCACCGGCAATTGTGATGCTCTGGCGGAATACTGCTTCACCGCAGAGCGCATTGCCGTGCCGCTTGATCCGTACTGGCCCTCTCGGGTGTGCAACGGGGTGGCCTTGGTCCCTGCCGGGCATGCCTACGTCTATGACCGCTGGCGCGGGCAGAACGACATGGAATGGATACGCCGGCAGAACCCGGACGTTCTGGACACGCTCTTTCCGGGGCAGGTGCTGAGCTACAAGTGCCACGTCAAGCCGGACGGGCTGGGGGATGGGCGGATCGTATATTTCCACGGCGAGTCCAAGCCGCACGAACTCGATGAGAGCTGGATCGCCCAGCACTGGAGATAATCCATGACAACCGAAGCGCTGCGGGCTGACCCCGGACCCTTGCGTGGTCTCAAGCTCGATAAACCAGGGCCGTTACAGGAAATAGGAGGCCCCCATGTGGGTTGATCTGCTTCAGTCAGCGACATTCGTGATATTCGCGGGCAGCTGCTTGCTTCTCACCTTGACGATTCTGCGGGACCGCAACGAGAGGTGGGAGAACGACAGGCGCATGAGCCAGCTCGTCTCCGAACTGGGGCGGAAGATCAAGGAATTGAAGTGAAGCCCCGAACGGGGCCGAACGCAAAACCATAGCCGCGAAGGGCTCTTAAATGATCATTCGAGACAGCGTGACGCTTGATGCCTCCGGCCTCAAGATGACCAAGGACGGCTACCTGATCGGTGACGCCAAGGTCAGCCGGGCCGGGAACGTCCAGCAATATTACGGGGCCGAACTTGGTCTCACCGGCGACGACGCCACAAAGATGTTCGGTGTGTACCGCGACCCTGACACGGTGTTCGATGAGCAGAGCATGCTCTCGCTTGCCGGTCGTCCAGTGACGCGGGGCCACCCCGAGTCCGCCGTCACCGCCGATAACTGGAAAGAGCTATCAAAGGGCCAGGTTGGCGGCACGATCAAGCGCGACGGCGAGCATGTTGTCGCGCCCATGGCGATCATGGACGCGACCGCAGCGAAGGAGGTAGCTGACGGCGCCCGCTCGCTGTCGGCAGGCTACACGGTGCAGGTCGTCGCTGACGAGGGCGTCGCCCCGGACGGAACGCCATACCAGTACCGGCAGGCCAGCCCGTTGCGCTTCAATCACGTTGCTTATCTGCCCGACAACAACCCTCGGGCTGGGAATACCCGTATCGGAGACGATGCGGGGGACGGCGGGAAAGACCGCTCAATTTGGGGGCCGCGTGCCTCCGTTGTGGAAGACCACGAAAGAAAGGACTCGGTCATGACCGACAAGACCACTCAAATTGTCAGGGACGGGCTGCCGGTCAATGTGCCGGAAGCTGCTGCCCCGATCATCCAGAAGATGTTCGCCGACGCTGATAAGGCGCTGGCGGACAGCAAGGCTGCGCTCGAAAAGGCGCAAGCCGACCTGAAGGCCAAGGACACCGAACTCGGCAAGAAAGACGCCGAGATCGAGGATCTGAAGTCGAAGCAGTTCGACGACGCGAAGCTCGACCAGATGGTCGCCGATCGCGCGGATATCGTCGCCAAGGTGAAGGCCATCGCGCCGAGCCTGAAGACGGATAACGTCTCGAATGCGGACCTGAAGAAGCAGGCCGTTGCCGCCAAGCTCGGTGACGAGAAGGTGAAAGACAAGTCCGACGACTATGTCGCCGGTCTGTTCGACCACCTCACCGCCGACGCGAAACCTCGCAATCCTCTGTCTGATGGCATCCAAGATTCGAAAGTCGTCGATCTCTCCGACTGGGGTGATGACGTGTTTGCCCGTGCGGGCGTCAACGCCAAGAAGGGAGCATAACCCATGGCACTTACCGAAGGCGCTCGTAACGCGCAATTCCTCGTCTCGGAAGCGAACAACTATCGCTCTCGTGGCACCGCCACGGTTGTTGTCCCGGCGAACACCACGCTCGCGGCCGGCACCATCCTCGGTTACGACACGTCTGCCGAGAAGTACGTCAATCCGGACTTCAGCTTCGCCTCTGGTGATCTGGAGAACCAGGCGCTTCTCTACGAGACGCTCGTGAACGACAGCGGATCGGCCGTCGATCGCGTTGTCACCCTGATCGAGCGTGATGCCGAAGTCGTTGGCGCTCATCTCACCTATGTGGATGGAGCCGACGACGCAGCCAAGGCAACCGCCAACGCGGCGCTTGCCACCAAGGGCATCATCGTCCGCTAGCACCACTATTGGCCCGCTGAGAAGCGCGTCTTTCCCATAGAAGGATACTTTCATCATGGCATCCATGGATGTGTTCAACAGCTCTGCGTTCAGCATGACTTCGCTGACCGGCGCTGTTGAGAAAACCGACTACAAACCGCAACTGCTCGGTGAGCTGGGCATCTTCGAAGACATGCCGGTTCGCACCCGCACCGTCTTCGTGGACGAGCGCGAGGGCACACTCTCGCTGATCCCGTCCTCTCCGACCGGCGCTCCGCCGGAAGAACTGGTCAAGGACAACCGCAGCGCGGTTCCGCTGAAGACCACGCGCCTCGCCAAGGGCTTCACGCTCTATGCCGAGGAAGTGCAGGGTATTCGCGGCTTCGGGTCCGAAACCGAGTTGATGCAGGTGCAGGCTGAATACCTGCGTCGCATGTCCCGCGTCCGCGACGACATGGAACTCACCCACGAGTACCATCGTCTCGGTGCGCTCCAAGGCAAGCTGCTTGATGCTGACGGCACTACGGTGATCTACGACTACTTCTCCGAGTTCGGCGTCAGCGAAGCCGCAGCCATCGACTTCGCGCTCACCACGAGCACGACGAAGGTTCGCGAAAAGTGTCAGGCGGTCACCCGCGCCATGGCCCGGTCCTCGAAGGGTGCATTCACGTCTCAGACGAGCGTGCATGCACTCGTCGGTGACACGTTCTACGACAATCTGATCTCGCATCCGACTGTCGAGAAGACCTACCAGAACTGGGCGGCAGCCGAAGACCTGCGTTCGAACAAGGCGTTCAGCGCATTCACCTTTGGCGGCATCACCTGGCACAACTATCGCGGCACCGACGACAATTCGACGGTTGCGGTGGCTGCCAACGAAGCGAAGTTCTTCCCGGTCGGGGCGAGCGGCGTCTTCAAGAAGGCGATGGCGCCGGCTGAGTTCGGCCCGTACGTCAACACGCTGGGCCAGGACATCTACGCGATCAACGTTCTTGACCGCGATCGTCAGGCTTGGACCCGTGGCGAACAGTACAGCTACCCGCTGTACTTCTGCCAGCGTCCGGGCGTGCTGCGCAAGGCTGTCGGCAACACCTAAGCCGAATATCGGGGCGGGGGCCTTAGCGCCCCCGTTTCTCATTTCAGGAGACTCCCCATGAAATACGAGATCGAGAACAACTCCCCGTTCGGCAAGGCCTTCAAGGTTTTTGGCGGAACGGAAGTCGTCAAGCGCGGCGAGACGAAGACCGTCGATTGCGAATACGAGTTCGCCCCGGAACAAGTCGAGGCTTTCGCGCGCGACGATGTGATCATAACGCCAGCGAAGGACTCCAAGTCCGGCGGCAAGTCCGCATCGAAGGACAGCGGAAGCACCAAGACTTCCGGCAATGGTGGCCAGCCCAAGTCCGACACCAAGAAAGACGGCGAGGAAGAATAGGCCATGGCCTACACGCCCGCCGATGCCGACACATTCAAGGCGCGTTTCCCGGCCTTTGCGACTGTCGATGATGCTGTCATCGAAGACGCACTGGACCGGGCGCGCCGGGTGGTCGACTCCTCGTGGATGGCTGACGATCGGCAGGAAGCCGAGAGCCTGCACGCCGCCCATGAGCTCACCATGGACGGCCTCGGCGCGACCCGTGAGGCACAGCTTCAAGGCTTTCGCCGGCTGAAGCTCGGCTCGCTCGAACTGGAGCGCGAAAGCAGCGGCTCAGCATCGTCGAGCACCTACAACCTCACCACCTACGGCAAGCGGTTTCTCGCGATCCTCAAGAGAAATCACCCTGCTGTGATCGCACTCGGAGGGTCGCGCTGATGTCCGGACTTCTCGGCGGCGATCTTCAGGAAGTCTTCGGAAGCGTCTTCGCCCCGCTCCTGCTGGATGCGACCATCACGAAGGTGACGCTCACAGATGACGGCTATGGCGGCTTCACCGAAACCGAGCAGACCGCCGCCGCAAAGGGCATGGTCGAAGCCTACAGCGCCTATACCCGTGCGCAGGCCAACATCCCGAGCACCGATGTGAAGCTGATCATCCTGCAGAAGGATGTGGCGATCTCGCCGGACCTCGACAGCAAGATCACGATCCGGGGGCAGGATTACTCCATTCAGGCCATCGAGGAAGACCCGGCGCAGGCCGCATGGACCATCCAGGGCAGGCCGACCAATGGCTAAGTTCAAGGGCGTCAACCGCCACCGCAAGCACCTGAAGCAGATGCGCGGGCGCGAGCTCGTCAACGAGCTTGGCAAGCGCGTCTTCATCGCCGCCGATCAGGTGCGGGCTGAGGCGCATGTCCTGATTGCGCGCGGCTCGGTCCAGGGCGCGGGGCATGTGCCGTCCAAACCGGGCGAGCCTCCCAATCTCGATACCGGGCTTCTCACCTCGAAGACGACAGCCCGCCGGACAGCGCCGCTCAAGGCGGTTGCGGAGTCCGCGGCGCCCTACAGTGTCGTGTTGGAGTACGGCGGAAGCAAGGTAGAGGAACGACCGTTTATGAGGCCCGCCGCCAACAAGGTACGCGCGCAATACACAGTCAACATCCGCGCGGGCGTGAACCGCGTGAACAGGAAAGGATAGCCCTCATGCCTTGGGTTCAGTTCACCTCGAAACACGAATGGCGCGTGCCCGGCAAGCGGGCCGTGCGGACCTTCCAGGAGGGCGCAAAGGAGAATGTTCCACGCGCCTGTGCGGATGACGCGGAAGCTAAGGGGAACGGCTATCGCACTGAGGGGCGTTCGAAGTCGGAAACGGAAGCCACACCCGAACCGGAAACCTCCGAAGTCTTCCTCACCGACGAGGCAGAGGACCAGCCCGAAGACGCCCCGAAAAAGCAATCCATGTTCGGCAAGCTGACAGGTACGGCAGACCGTGACGCCGGCTGATCATTCGCTCCCGCTCCGGCGCGCGGTCGTCGCCTATCTGCGCAGTGTGTCGGCCGTGACCGATCTTGTGACCGCGACCCGCATCTATGGCCGCCGCGTGCCGGACAATCCGACCTGGCCCTTCATCCGCTACGGTGTCCCTGACACACGGCCTTTCGAGGCTTCATGCTGGGGCGGCAGCGACAGCGCGATCACGGTTCACGCCTTTGCGCGCGGTCCCGACGAAAGCGACTGCGCCGAACTGGCGGCGGTCATTGTTGAAGCCCTGTCTTCCGATCAGCTCCCGCTTGAAAACGATCTTGGTCTCGTCTCGCTGGACTGGCAGCGAACGCAGATCCTCGAAGATGGCGACGAGAGCGCCGACTACCACGCAATCATGGAATTTTCGGTGATCACCACCGGATAGCAAGACCCCGCCCGGCCCAGGCGGAGGAATCAACGACATGAGGTCTGGGCAGCCTCGTGATGCACCGCTGTGAAGCGGCGCGGCCCAATAGAAGGATGCCCATCTATGGCACTGGCTCAAACCATCAAGTTCGGCTCGGCAATGATCATGCTGGGCGACGGCGCTTCCTCGGAAACGTTCGAAGCACCTTGCGGCTTCACCGAACTCACCATGACGGTGAATATCGAGAGCAACACGACCAACATTCCCGACTGTGACGACCCGGACCTTCCGTCCTGGCTGATCTCGGATGAGGTCTCCAAGCAGATGACGCTTTCCGGCTCAGGTGTGCTCGACAAGACCGCGAAGCAGACGTGGCACGACTGGCTGATGGCTGGCGGCGAAAAGAATGTCCGCTGGTTCCTCGACCTCTCCTCGGCTGACGGCGGCGGCTATTACGAAGCCCCGGCTGTTCTGACCTCGTATGAGGAAACCTTCTCGCGCGGCCAGCGTGCGCAGGTGAGCATCGGCATTTCGCTCAATGGCAAGCCGACTTTTAGCCCGGGCAACGCCTAGGCGACATGCTTCCATGCTTGGCGTCTTCGAATGAGGCTTATGAGCTTCCTTGAGACGCCAAGCTCTCGGGCCAAAGCTGCGCCGGATTTTGAAGACGACCGGATGCGGCGCACATCGGCTTCGGTCAGCTTGGAGTTGCCGGATTTCTCGCCACGCGGGTACGTCCCGTGCTTCAGCATATCCCGAAAGTTCTCCTTCGGGGTCGCCCATCTCAGGTGGTTTGGGTTGCAACAGGCTTCATTGCCGTTGCCGCACGAATGAGCGGCGTGATGTCTTGGCGTCGGCGGCTCGCCGTGAGCCATTCTGCACATGACGCGATGCGCCCATGTGTCTGTCCCGTCGATCCTGATCTTCGCATAGCCGTTCTTCGCGGTCGCGAATGGCCACGGCAGGCAGGCGTCCCCTTCATGGTCGGCGTGCTGCTCCAGCCACGCCACGGTCGAGCCAGTGGGTATTCGCCCGGCCAGCGGGTCACCGTATCGCTTGAAGCGAGAATAATGGGCGCGGCAAAAGCCCCTACAGTAATGCGTATTGCCGCAGTCCGAAACTGAACATAGACGTTGGGTAGCCATTTCGACCTCCTTCAAAGGTTGGCTTGGTTAGAACCCGTTTGGCGTTGGCGCGCCGGGCGGGTTCGCTTTCTGTTCTAACGTCTTTTCTCCCGTAAATACAGGCTAGGGAGGACGTTTTTTGTCCACCAAATATCGAAGCTGCGAGGTCACGCTTGAGTTCGCAGACGCAGACTATCTCTTCCGGCTCCCGCTCAAACGGATCGCGGAGCTGGAAGAACGCTGCTCAGCCCCAATCGGTACGCTCTGGAAACGGGTCTGCCTCACCGGCGACTACAAGGGTAACGACCTTATTGAGACCGTCAGGCTTGGTCTCATCGGCGGCGGCATGGATGCCCAGGAGGCGCGCAAGCTGATCGAACGCTATTGCGATCAGTGGCCGCTCGCCGAATGGCACTCCCATGCCCTCGCCATCCTCGGCGCCTGCGTCGAAGGTTACGAGGTCGCTGAGACGACACCGGAGGCGGACAGCCCAAAAAAGCAGAAGGCGGCGGGGACGGATACCTCAACCTCGCCGCCTGCTACGCGGTCGGCCTCGAAAAAGGCGTCAGCCCGCAAGCCATCGAAGACCTCACGCTCTGGCAGTGGCAAGGCATGATCGCCGAGCACAACAAGCTGATGAAGCCTTCAGGATCTGAAGCGCAGACGGATGAAGAGTTCGATGCTGCGCTCGACCGCATCCGGGCAATGAACCTGCCCGATGTGAGGGTTTAGATGTGAGTCCAACTCTTGCGGCGGACTATTCCGCTGACGGTTGTTGGCGTCACATCGAATATTGCCGCAAGCTGAGAAAGGGAATGGGAGGGCCTAAGTCGGCGCATTTCCAGCACTTGGTCTTCGGTCAGTTTGGCGTGCGGATTGGCCTCACCGATTTGATGTGTCCCATGCTCAATTTTGTCGGCCATGTTCCCGGCTGCGGTTTTCCAGCTCAAGTGCTTGGGGTTTATGCAGCAAGGATTTCCACAGGAGTGGGCGGCATGCCAGTTTTGAGATGGTGGCGCTCCGTGCGCTTGTGCGCAGACAGCCCGAGAAACGAAAACGGGTTTTCCAAACAGTGATATTCGCGCGTACCCCTGCTTGGTTAACCTGAATGGCCACTCGATACACTCGTCAGTGTCAGAGTCGAGGGCTTGGCCCAAAAATGCCAGATGCTTTTTCTGGTTTGTCTTGAAGGGCCTCCGGGGCGAGGGAGAGCCGCTTCTCTGTACGCGGGCATAGTGTGAGGAACAAAACCCTTTGGCCAAATGCGGGCGCTGGCAGTCGCGGACGCTGCATTGGCCGTCATGATTATGATTTCGCATCGGGCCGCCAGCCGTGGGGGAGCCATGCCGGAGAAAACGTAGATGATGGGCCTTGCACCATCCACGCGCCTTAACCGGCTTGCCGCAGCCGTCGATAGAACATATTCGGGAAGTAGCCATGAGAGCCTCCACATAGGCTGATTGGTCAGAACCCGCTTTGGCGCGCCAACGCCGGGGCGGGTTCGCTACCTTACCCCAATCGACACCATGAACAAAACAAAAACCTGCCCACGGGCGGAAAGGTATTCGTATGGCTGTCAGTGCGGATAAAATCATCGTCGAACTTGAGGCTCGCGTCGCCGAGTACGAGCGAAAGATCGCTGGTGCTGACCGCAAGTTCGACAATCACATGGATTCCATGCGCCGGTCGGCAGGACTGACCGAGCGCAAAAATGTTGCCGCCTTCAACAATATCGGTCGCTCTGCCGATAATATGGGCGCGAAGCTGGCCGGTGCGGCATCCGCTCTGGCCCTCGCTGCCGGAGCTGCTGCTGGCATCCGTGTCTTGGCAACGTTCGAACAGGCCATGTCGTCGGTCGCCGCCGTCAGCCAGGCGACGGGTGAGGAGCTGGACGCTCTCACGGCGAAAGCGCGTGAGCTCGGCGCCACAACCCGGTTCTCGGCCACTCAGGCCGCAGAAGGCATGTTGTTCCTTGCCCGTGCCGGTTTCGACACGAACGAAGTGCTCGGAACAATCGAGGGCACGCTGCAGCTTGCACAGGCTGGTGGTCTGGACCTTGGGCGCGCTGCAGACATTGCGTCGAACGTGTTGCAGGGCTTCCGCCTGGAAGTCTCCGAAACCGCTCGCGTGGTCGACGTTCTGGCCAAGGCCGCGAACTCCTCGAACACCGACGTGAACCAGCTCGGCGAGGCCATGAAGTACGTCTCGCCGGTGGCAGCGGGCCTCAATGTCGGCATCGAGGATACTGCTGCGGCCGTCTCGGCCCTGTCAGATGCTGGCATTCAGGCGGAAATGGCTGGCACCGGCCTCCGCCGCGTCATGATCGGCCTCGAAAAACAGTCGAAGCAAGGCGAAAAGGTTCTCGCCAAGTACGGGCTGACGATGGAAGATATTTCCATCTCAGCGACCGGGTCTCTGGCCAACTCGCTGCGAAAGCTATCCGAAGCTGGAATCGCAACCGCTGACGCCATGACGCTGTTCGGCTTGCGGGGCGGTCCTGCCTTCGAAGTGCTGCAATCGTCCGTTCCGAAAATCGACAACCTCACGGCAGCCTTTAATGATGCCGAGGGCACCGCCGCCCGCATGTCCAAGATCATGGATGACAATCTGAACGGCGCGCTGCTCGCAACACGCTCGCGCCTGGAAGAGCTTGTCCTGGCCTTGGGTGAGGCTGGCGCGACCGACGCCCTGATCAACGCTCTTGAGGTTATGCAAGACCTGCTTACCGGGCTGGCCGAGAATGCAGATATTGTCGTCGCGGCGATTGTCGGTCTGACGACAACCGCTCTGCTGCCGATGGCCGCCGCCATGGGCGGAAAGGTCATTGCGGCTGTGACGGCGCTGCAAGCCGAATTGGTTGCGCTCAACGCCATTGCCGGTACGAGCACGACCGCGATCAAGACATTCACCGCCGTTGCCGGGCGCCTGCTGATCACTCTAGGCCCGCTTGGTATCGCGCTCGCCGCGAGTGCGGCTGCCTACGGGCTCATGGCCAGCAACGGCAAAGACGCCGCCGCCTCGATCTCCGCAGCCGGCGATGCGCTGCGCAAGTATGACAGCGTGAATGCGCAGATCACCGAAGACATTCGCACGCTGACCGGCCTACAGAACGATCTTTCCGATGCCATCGAGAACCAGAAGCCAATTATTGAAGCCACGAAGCGCGCGGACATTGCTGCATTGAATGAGCGGATCGCGAAGAATAGGGAGTTGGCTGGGGTGCTTGAAGCACAGGCCCGCGCTGAACTTGCGAACGCGCAGAAGAACTCTGGCCGCTTCACAAGCCGAGAGGCGCAAGACCTGTTCGGAGAGCGAGCGTTCGGTGAACGCCAACAAGCCGGGACCACTCCCGGCGGCTCACCGATGTATGTTCGCCCTCTGAAGTCGCAAGAAGAGTTGAACCGGCTGTTGAGGGAAGAATATGAGCAAGTCACCGCTATTCAAGATGCTGGCGGCCAGCTGAGCAAGCAGCAGCGCGACATCATTGACGCCTATGCCGAGAGGCTTGGTCAGGCACAAGATTTGCGCGCCGCGGAAGAGGAGGTTGCAGCGCTCCGAGAGGCTAGGCTTGGCGGCGCACCCGCTGGCGAAAGCGCCGCCATCATTCCGACCGACCCTGAAGGGTTTGCAGGAGGCGGCGGCGAGATCGATAACACCTCCCAGATTTCCGCAATCGAGGAGATCGCCGAAGCGCATCGCCAGATGTTCCAGGCCGAGGCCGACCAGATCGAGCACAACTATCAGGCGCAGATCGCGGCCATCAATGCCACGAAGGCCGCTGAGGCGGACAAGGAAAAGGCTCGGGAGCAGGCACGCGCGATAGCGGACGCGGAACTCGTCGAGCTGCAGAAGCGAGAAGACGCGCGCATTGCCCAACAGCAGGACTTCGCCGACATGGTCATGGCGTCCCGTGACCAGATGCTCGGCAATCTCGCATCCATGCTGGACCGCGAATACCGGCTGAAAGAGGATCAAATTCGCGCCGAGCTGAAAGATGCAGCCGAACTTGAAGACGCCCTGCTTGCCCTGAAGGAAGAGCGCCTCGCCGCAGAAAAAGATTTGCGGGATCAGGTGCTTCAGGAGGGCCGCTACGCCGATGATGAGCTAAGCCGCTTCCAGGCCTATTATGATGAGCGGCTGGTGATCCTGCAGGATGCCCTCGAACAAGAGAAGATCACGAAAGAGGAGCACGACCAGGAAATCGCGGAGATGAACCAGGAGAAGCGCGACCTGGAGCGTGAGGCGGAGATCGCCAATCAGCAGATGATCCTTGCTGCGACGAGCGACTTTATCTCAGCGCTCGGCAACCTTGCCCGCCAGCGTTTCGGGGAGAACTCCGCACTTGCCAAGGCTTTCTTCCTTGCGGAAAAGATCGCGGCTGTTGGACACGTCATTCTGAACGCCGAGGTTGCCAAGATCCGCGCACTGGCAGAGCTCGGCCCGATTCTTGGACCTCCGGCTGCAGCATCTATCGAGGTCGCCAAAAACCTGAGCCTCGCCACGATTGCGGCTCAGACCGTTGCTGGCTTCAAGGACGGTGTCATCGACCTGCAAGGCCCCGGAACGTCTCGATCCGATAGCATTCCGGCCCGACTGTCGCGCGGCGAGAGTGTCATCACCGCAGCGGGCACGCGGCTCAATGCCGGCCTGCTTGAGCAGATCAATCGCGGGGTCGATGTGGAAGGCCAGCTCGCCAGGATCACGCAGCCCGTGAACGTGAGCCCTTCCTACTTCTCGCCAGGCGGGCGCCCGATCAATGTTGCGGGCTCCAGCATCACTTTCACCGGCCCGATCAATCAGGACACCATGCCAGAGGTGCGAGCCTTGCTGGATGAGTACGATCGCAAACAGGATCGCCGTATTGAGCGAGCCCTGTACCGCGATCGGCTCTACTCTACGCCGAGGCGCCAAAAACGGGACATTTTCGGGCGGTAGGTTTCTCAACGGTTGGTTTGCGGCTAACCTCCGGCCCGATTCGGAGGAGCTATGAAAAAACTGATCATTCTGGTGGCCGTGATGTTGGCCGGCTGTGGGGGCGGGGAAGCGAAATTCCAATCGGCCTGCGTAGACGCCATAAAGAAGCGGCTGAAGGCGCCCAGCACTTTTGAGCTCATCGAAGCTACAGCAGATCATCAAAAGGTTCCTCTTCCGGCTGAGCAAGTTATCCGCGCTGAGCTAGAGTCATTGGAAGATCGCGACGACATCGACTCTCGGGTTCGCCAGGCCCGTCTCAGAAGTGACTTGGCGCGCGCCACGAGCGGGGAACAATACAAAGCGACGAACCTGCGGCTATACATTGAGTATGACGCCCAAAACTCGATGGGTGTGCCGCTTCGTGGGGCAGTGATCTGCACCGTCGAAGGCGGTCCCAACGGAGAGTTTTCAGCAGACGACGGCTGGAATGTTGAGATAGACGGCGAGACGCACACCGACTGGATCGTTAATCAGGTGAAGCGCGGGCAATGAGTGACTCGCAGTTTCAGGTTGACCTCATCGTAAAGGGTAGCATCGAAAAGCAATTGAAGGCGTATCGAAAGGCTTTCAGGAAGCGAGAGAAGCGCGAACCGTCTGCGGAAGAATTGCAGTTAGAGATATTCGATGCCGAGCGCGCCTACTATGATGAGCACTGGCAGATGGGGCTGGCTAGAAACGCCCTGCTTCACCGCGCACGGTATTTGCACCGACTGAAACGCTACCGAGACGCCATTCTCTACTACTTGGCGGTGAGTGTTTACGACGCAAATGGGCCCAGAAACCTAGGAGTCTATGAAAGGCGCGGCAAAATCGTAGGCCTAATCGATGACCGCCCCCCGTTTGATGTGAACGATAGCCTCTACATGGGGGTGAACGCCACAATCACACATTACATCGGTATTTGCTGCCGCAAGGGGAAAATGACCGAAGAAGACGTGGAGCAGATCTATAAAGAGGGTGCCGTGGAACACTTTGACGAACACATGCCGCTTGGGCCCGACCAAGTGTGGTCGATGCTTCAGGAGAAGCTGGAAATCTAATTCTATGGCAGCTCCGCCTCCAGTAGGCGGCGTATGGCCTCTTGCCGATTAGGTAGGTCCTCAAGCGTCCGGCGATGCGCGTCGAGACGCTCCAGCAGCTCATTGGAAAGTCGCAGGGTCAGCGCAGTCGTATCGACTTGCGGTCGGCCCTTTTTTGACTTTTTGATGTTATCTGTTGACGTCATGACTTTCTAATGTCATAAAATTGCGAACCGGGCAAGGAGTACCAGTCCATTGCCCGGCTCTAACCAAAGCAACCTGCCTAGAGGTCACAATGGCTAACCCTTCTTTTGAGAATCCCCGCCGCTTTGTCGAGTCCGATCCTGTTTCGGCGCTCATCGCAAAGCACAATGCAATGTCAGAGCCGTCCAAGGACAGCTATGTCGAGGAAGTCCAGGGCGACTTCATGTTCCCGTATCTTCGCAGCGGTGACATGGTTCTGGTCGATCCCTGCAATGACAGCCTGTCTGATGGTCTTGCGGTCTTCGAGTTCGTGCCCGGTGTGGCGAAGGTCTGCCGCGTGCAGCTGATGCCCGGACAGGTCCGCATCTTCGGCGACAACAAGAACTATGACGAGCAGTTCGTCTCAACGGAACGTGCCTCGCTGGCCCTGATGGGCCGGGTGAAGGGCATCTTCAAGCGCGTTTGAGGGAGACGGACATGACAGTCATCAACATCAAGCAATCCGACGCTCTCGACATGGTGGACGGCATTCACGAGGCCGCGTCGCTCATCGACGGCATGATCACCTGTGCGGAAGCGATGCAGGACGAGCTGTGGGCTCGGATCAAACATGCGGGGCAGGCGGGCACCAGCGAGGGCTTCAACGAGGCCCTGACCTGCACCTTCTCAATGATGCGGTCGCAGGTCGCGGCGCTCAAGGCACTGGCGGACTAGGACCGCCGATCAGGCACAATCAGGAAAGGAGACTGGCATATGCTCATGCCAATCGACGACATACGAGTCGGCGAACGCTACCGCCGCGAGCTGGGCGACCTGCAACCTCTGGCCGACAGCATCGCGAAACAGGGGCTGCTCCAGCCTGTCGGCGTCACCGAGGACGGGCTTCTCGTCTTCGGTGAGCGCCGGCTCACGGCGTGCCGGGATATTCTCGGACTGGCAGAAATCGAAGCCCGCATCGTCAATGTCACGTCCATCATCGAGGGTGAGCATGACGAAAACGAGGTCCGCAAGGACTTCACTATATCCGAGCGTGTCGCCATCGGCGAGGCCGTCGAGCGGATGCTTGGCGAACGACAGGGGCAGCGCACCGACCAACTTAGGGTCAATTGCGCCGAAGTTCCGCAGGGCCGTAACCGCGACCTTGCCGCCAAAGGCTCAGGTTTCGGGTCGGGCACCACCTACGAGCGAGCAAAGAGCGTCATCGAGAGCGCAGTCCCTGAACTCATCGGCAAGATGGATGACGAGGAAATCTCGATCTCTGCGGCCGCGACCATAGCCGCTCAGCCGAAAGAGGTTCAGGCCGAAGTTATCCAGCTTGACCGGAAGGCCCGCAACAAGGCCGTCAGCCGGATCAAGAAGGGTGAGGGCTACAGCCTCGACGACCCCGAACTCGCCCGCAAGATGCAGCAGCACATCATCGAGAAGGTCCAGGACATCAATGGTGGGCTGAGGCAGGCGGACGAGGCAGGCATGACCGGAGAGGAATTTCTCCGCGATGCGCTGCCCTACACCATCCAACAGGTCCGCGAACGCGCGCCCCGGCTGATGGCATTTCTTCAGGCAATTCAGGAGGTCAACCATGACCAATCAGCAACGGGCTAAGCTACGGACCATCGTCAGCCAGATAGCCCTCGAACTTCGCGCCAAGGGCGCGATGACGACACGAGCGCTCGTCGAGGAGGTGATGGACAGACACGCCGACCTTATAGAGGACGCAAAGGATATGCTCATGAAAGAGGCTCTCGCCGGATGGGCGCGCCGCGCGCTCAAGTCCGACCGCGACGAGCTGAAGTCTCCGCAGTTTGAAATGCCCTATGAGCTTGCCGGCGTGAAGCTGCCCGCCGCCATTGCCATCCCGTACACGGATGATGATGACGAGGACGCGCCACTCTGGACGCCCATCGAGGACGCGTCCTTCAGCCAGCTGGAAGCGAACCTTTCAATGCTTCGTGGCCAGATCGCCGCCGACATGCGCAAGCTGCAAAGCATCGAGCAGCTGCACAACTATCTCGCCCCCTTCATGGCGGACGAGCGCCGGGATGATCCTATCGGCCTCGTTCTTCGTGAGCAGGCGGCGAAGCCGATCCCCAAGTCCGCCTAACCCATCACCCAGCCCCGCTCCGGCGGGGCTTTCATCATTACGCCGCCACCAGCGGCTCAATGTCTGACACGTCGACCTTCGCACCGTCTTCGATGAGATCGTAGTTCATCTGAATGTTCATCCAGAACTCTGGCGTGGTCCCGAAGGCTGCGGCCAGGCGCTTTGCTGTATCGAGCGTCACAGCCGTCTTTTCCTTGACCAGGCGCTCGATGCGCGTGCGGGGCACGCCGATATGCTTGGCAAGGCGGCCCGCGCTCACGCCCATCGGGTCCATGAACTCGTGCTTGAGAATTTCGCCCGGATGTACCGGTGTTTGAAGGCTGACCATCTGAATGCTCCTTTCAGTGATAGTCGACAATCTCAACGTCTTCGGGGCCGTTTTCGGTCCAGATGAAACAGATGCGCCACTGGTCATTGATCCGGATCGAGTGCTGTCCCGCACGGTCGCCCTTGAGGGCTTCCAGCCGGTTTCCCGGCGGCACTCTCAGATCGTCCAGAACGTGAGCGGCCTGAAGCATTGCGGCCTTGCGTGTCGCAACTTTCAGGATCTCTGACGGGAAGCCTTTCCGGGTCTTGCCGGTCAGAACCTGCTTGATCAGATCGCCCTTGGTGCTCTGTATCATGAAGTGATACGTATCACGCCGTGATACAAAGTCAAGTCTGACGTGAATCTTTTTCACGCCGCCCTCCGAAGCGGCTTTTTCTTTGCCCGAAAGGTAGACCATGAGTGCAGGTGAGCAGGCACCCTGCCTCGGCATTGTCGAGGCCCAATGGAGCCGCGTCGAAAACCAGACCCAGATTGCGTCAAATGCCGGTGAGGCCGACGTTATCGAGATCGGCGAGCCGTTCTGGCGGATCGAGCTGGACGTCGACATCAAGGACCGCGCCCATTTCGACGACTGGGACAGCTTTCTTGCCAGGCGCCGGCTGCATGACCTGACCTTCACGATCTGGCGGACCTTCCGGCCGAGGCCGCGCGACCTCCAGATCACATCTGACATTGGCCTTTATCTGGACGCTGTCAGCGTTTCCAGTTCAATCATAAAGCTCTCAAGCTATGGAGCCAACAGGAAGGCCTATCCCGGTGACATGATTTCCTACATCACAGCAGGCGGTGGCTACTGGATCGGGCAGGTCACTGAAGAGGCGACGGCAAGCGCGGCGGGCGTGATTGAGTGCAAGGTCTGGCCAAGGCCCGTAACCCCGGAGGCTGGCGGGTCGTCTCCGCGCCGGATACAGGCGCTTGGGGAGTTTCGGCTGATAGAGCAGCCGCGCATTCGTGAAGGCTTCAAGCGCTGGAGCTTCCGCATCGAGGCGGAGCAGGTGCTGCGATGACGAGGCAAGCTCGCTGGTTTCTCGATATCACGCTCGACGATGAGACATTGCGCTGGTGGTCGGGCACTGGCTCCGTCAGTTTCGACGGCAATACATATACAGGACTCGGCACGCGCTGGACGCCGCCAGAGAGCCTGAAGCGGAAGTCGTCACTCAAGTCTGAAAAGCTTGAGCTGGAGTTCGACAGCTCTCGCCAGAGCGATAATTCCGACCCCATTGGCAGCCTTCTCGATGAGAAGTGGCGCAATCGCGCCGTTCGGCTGCGCCGTCTCGCATGGGACGCTGGTGACAGTCCGGATGATGGCGACGTGCTCGAAGATGAGCGTGGCCGCATTCGCAACCTTTCCGACGCCCTGAAGAAAGATGATCCGGCGATCATCACGATGGAGATCGAGAGCGGGGCGCTCGCCTATCTCGAGCGGCGCATGGAGACGCGCTCACCGGCCGGCCAGAAGGCCGTTTTCGCGGGCGACAAGGGCTTCGACCTCATCGCCCAGCTTGAGGGCGCCACGCTGCCTTGGCGAACCAAGCACAAGAAGGCCGGCACCGTCCGTGTCGAACTCCAGGAGGAATATGAGCCGGCGCCGCGGGAGCTGGCTTTCGGGCGGTTCGCGACGTCCGGAACCTTTGTTGCCGCCTTCACTGGCGGCCAGCAGAGAAAGTATTTCCAGCGCGTCTTCGCGCTCGCCGATCACCGGATCAACAAGCTCGACAAGGTCTGGATCAACGGCTATCTCGCCCGCAATTCCGCGCTGAGCCATGGCGTGCGTACACTCGTCTATCTCGAAGGCAACAACGAACAGCGTTGCTGGGTGACGTTCTATGACGGCCGCCCAGACCAGACGGCAGATTCCTACCTCGTCGGATCGGCCTCGACCTGGACCAGCAGCCACCGGTTGCGCGGTGTCGCGTATGTGATCGTCGAACATCTCTGGGATAGCGACCTTCCGGAGAGTTTCGACTACCGCTTCAGCGGCGAGGGAGCACTCCTCTACGACCGCCGCAAGGACACAACGGCCGGCGGATCTGGTTCACACCGCTGGGATGATCCGGCAACGTGGGAATATTCCACGAACGCGATGGTCGCTGCCGATCACTACCGGTCAGGCATCCGGATAACATCAGGCTCGTCTGCTATGTGGTTCGGCGTGGGCGAGCCGGTCGATGCAGTGCCTTATGCCGAGTTCGAGAGCCTCGCCGATCATTGCGACGAGCTGGTCGCCCTGAAGGGCGGCGGAACGCAGAAGCGTTACGAGGTCAACGGCATTCTCTCGGCTGACGATGACCATGCCAAGAACCTGCAGAAGATCGCCGACCAGATGGCCGCGCGTGCTATCGACCAGGGCGGCCGCATTTCCATTCGCCCACCGATCGAACGCACGCCGGTCATCACGCTGACTGACGGAGACACCATTCGCGACAGCGAAAGCATTGCCGACCCTGGCGGGCGTATCGACGACATGGTGAATACGCTCTCGGGGCGTTTCATAAATCCTGCCAATGATTACAAGAAAGACGACTATCCGGAAGTCTCGATCAGCGCTTATGTCGCTGACGACAATGGCGAGATCAGCGACACGCTGGACCTCGACATGGAGATCAGCGGCGAGCGCTCCCAGCGCATTGCGAAGCTGAAGATCGAGGACAGCCGCCGCATCTTCGAACTGGAGGAGACTTATGGCGTCAAGGCCCGCGTGATCGCGCCGGGCGAGTGGTTTGTGCGCGAGAGTGTCATTCGTGGGTTTCCGGGGGGCAAGACCTTCATCTGCGAAGAGGTCGAACGCTTCCTGGACGGCAGTATCCGGGTCATGGCCTGTGAGGTCGACCCGGACCAGCTCGTTTGGGATGAGGAGACGGCTGTTGACCTGTCTGTGCCGCCGGCGTTTCCGCAGACGGCGCTACCGATCGTGCAGGTGCCGTCTGTTTCGTTGACCGCCGTCGAGCTTGGGTCCAGCAACGTGACGCCTGGCGTAAGGCTGACACAGAGCCTGCCGACCGACCTTACTGAAGTGTTGGCCGAGGTGATCGAAGTCGAGTTCGGCGTCTCTGACGGCAGCGGTGGCATTAGCGGGCAACCACAATATGTCCGGTTCGATGCGCTGCGGGCGAGCCTCACGCTGGCCGGGTTCCTGCCGTCGACAGTCTACGCTTTCCGGTTCCGGGGGATCGACGGCCGCCGCGGCAGCGACTGGTCGTCATTCCAGACGGTAACGACGACCGCGAACGCGACGGCAACAAGCGCCGGCGTTGTCGCGTGGTCCGGTGTGACTGGATCCGGCAAGCCGGAAGACAATGCCGACGTCACGTTTTACAATACAGCCGCAGCCATTATCGGACAGGACTGGGGGGCGACGGCGAGTGAAGGCGATGCGTCAAATGATGTGGTGCGTCAGGAGGCGGCGCCGCTAAACCGGCTTCCAGAACAGTATGCCATGCCGCATCAGGCCAGCCGCCCGGCGCTTTATACACCGCAGGGCAATGTCAGAACGACGGACACAAGCCGCGCGCATGCCGTGTTGCGTGGGCTGAGCGCCATCCCGGTCGAGAGCGACGAGACGCAGCCATATTTCTTCATCCGCCTGACGAGCGGATCGGGCCGGACAAACATGGTGCTGCCGGATGGGCGGTTTGCTTACAAGATCCTCGTCAGCACGTTTTCCAGCGTCACCAGCATCACCGTCCGGCTGCGGGACGCTTCGAATGTCTCGCGCTACAGCTTCACCTTTGCGCGAACAGCCGCCACCCAGCTTATCGAAGGGTATTTCGACGTCTCCGGGGCGTCCGCGGGCACCAATGAGTTTTATCTCGATCTCTCCTTCGGGTTGTCCGGCACGGTCTATTCGCAGGCCTGGTATCACTACGCCTATATCGCGCAGATCCCGACGACACAGAGCGCGCTCGGCCCGCTGCCAGCCATCGACTACAAGCTGCTTGGCATTGAAGACGATGCGGACGTAACCGGCGACCACGTTGCGGCGGGCTTCCAGGGACAGGGCGCGCTAGCGACTCTAAATGAACTAGGGCCGGCCTATCTTGCTGTGCCGTCACTTGCGGCGATCACGGGGACAATCGGGCTTCTGCGAACCGCGACAAGTGGTGCTCGGACCGAAATCGAAGACAACCAGATCAGGGTATATGACGCCAGCGGGACGCTGCGAGTCCGAATGGGGGTTTGGTAATGCCACAAGGCTTGCAGGTATTCGATGCCAGTGGAAATTGTATCCTCGATACCACAAGTCTTGTGGCGCGGATACTGGGATCCTTTTCGGCGGCGGCGGGCTCATCCGGTAGCGTCGACAATTCTCTTTTTAGTCAGGCTGAACCATTTGCGTTTCCAGTTATGGAGTTCTCCGGATCAGAGACGATGTGGTCCTTTTCGGCGCATCCGACGGCCCCTGATATTTCGTTCACTGGAAACACGCTTAGCTGGAGCCGTGATGCGGCGCCGGCCGGAAACACGGCGCCAGCCTGCACCATCTATTACGGGGTCATGTGATGCCGCAGGGACTGCAGCTCTTCAGGGAAGACGGGTCGCTTCAACTCGACAGTAATATCAAGGTGCCGGTCTTTCTCAGGAAGGGCTCTATTTCGCCAACGGAAATAATTCCAGGCGGTCCCTCAAAGGCGACGGTTTCCCTGGCCGCTGGCGAATTGCTGGCATTTCGGTGCGCATCTCCGGCGATCCTGAATGTGAAACGCTCTGGATCCGTCGACATCCATAGCACAGGCGGGAGCGCCAATCAGATACACTACTATGTGTTCGGCTTTCAGAGCGTGTCGCCGTCGTTTGGGCTTCAGGTGTTCGACGCTAGCGGGGCAAAGGTCTATGACGCCACGCAGAAGCCACTGAATATTGTCGGCATTCTGGATGACGCAACGAGCAGCCTCGATCTTCCGAGCGGCACATATGCCGCTTTGCAGGAGGCCGTCAGCATGAGCGACACACGCATCTCTCTTCCTCCTCCGCCAGCGCAGGCCACCTCGCTGGAGGCAAACCTGACCGCAACCGGCTGTCAAATCCACCCATCGAGCGGGGAGGTTTCAAAGGGCGTAGGACTTGTCGACAGGAAAATTTATTCGGGGTCATTTACATCCTTCCAGCGAAACCAGTGGGACGGTTCGTCAAAATCCAACGGTCTCACATCAAAATTTTTCATTGCCAATGTGACCGGCTTTTAGCCTGTCACCGTCAGGAGTCCCCATGAGTACCTACCCGAACACCGTCCCGGCCGTCCGGGAAGCCCTGCAATCCTATGTGCCGCCAGAGAGCATCGAGGGCGCATTCTATGGCGCGCTCTCGAAGCCGCCGGTGCCGATGTTCGTGGCGTGCTTCGATCTTCTGAAGGAGGTCGAAAACGACAGCGAGCAAACACTCGATGACGAGGGCCGCAAGCTTCTCTGCGGTTGTGCCGAGCTGATCAATCTCGGCCAATGGTTCGGCAAGGCCTCGGAGGCGCTCACGGTTCTGATGAATGTGGCGCCGACGCTTCCGGAGGATGATCAGCTGCCGGAAGGCGTTACCGAGTAGCAGACCCCATGTTCCGACCGATCACGGCCATGCTTCAGGTGTGGCCTTTTTTGTATCCGCAACCCGAAAAGGCGGCCCCCATGTCAGGTTTCAAGCTGGGCGCCCGGTCACGAAGTGAGCTGACCGGCGTGCACCCCGATCTTGTGCGCTGTGTCGAGAAGGCCATTGCCACGACCCCGCAGGACTTCTCCGTGCATGACGGTATCCGCTCGCCGGCCGAGCAGGAGCGGCTGGTTGCGCGCGGTGCGTCCAAGACGATGAACTCCCGTCACCTCACCCAGCCGGATGGATACGGCCATGCGGTCGATCTCGTGCCGTATGTGAATGGTCAGCTTCGCTGGGAATGGCCGCTCATCTATCCGATAGCCGCCGCCATGCACGCGGCTGCCGATGAGGTTGGCGTGCGTCTGCGCTGGGGCGGCGTGTGGGACCGCATGCTCGACGAGCTGCCCGGCACGGCGGACGGGCTCAAGCAGGCCGTCCAGGAATACGCCGTGCGCCATCCGGGACCCGATTTTTTAGATGGCCCCCACTTCGAGATCCACCCCGCCTGATCCTCACCGAATGTCCGTCCGCGAGTGTGTGCGGCCGGTCTGCGTAACCCGCCCCGCCAGTCAGGCAGGCGGGCTTTTTGTGACTGAAACCCCGAAAGGAAATCCCCCATGTCACTATCCCCGATGAAGTGGGCCGTGCTCGGCGCGGTCATGCTGTTCGGCGCGGTCTCCTGCGTCGCCTGCACCCAACTGAACGATGTTCGCTCGAAGGTCGGCCTCCCGCCGGTCGCTGACATATCCGCTGCCTGCGAGCAGCTTCCGACCGACGAGGCCCGTGCGTCTGAAATCGCCGAGACCGGCGACCGCGTGGCCTGTGAGGCCTTTGCCGGCCTGCTGGCCTATGAGGTTGCCCAGAAGTCCGTGATCAACCTCCAGGAAGCCGCTGACGGCTCTGGCGACGAGGCCCTCATCAAGACGGCCATCAAGGCCGGTGAACTCGAAGCCAAGGCCGCCCCGGTTGCCAAGGCGCTGAACCGGGCCATTGATGCTTTCGTCTACCTCCACGGTGAAGTGCTTCGCTATGAGTCCGAAGGTGTTCCCCCGCCGGCCAGCCTGCTCCGTGAGGCCGCAGATGCCTATGGTGTCCTGACCGAGAAGTGGGACGAGGCGAAGCCGATCTTTGACGAGCTCGGCGACCTGTAGTCGCCGCCTCTCCCCCGATTTCCTCTATCCCCCGAAAGGAACATTCCCATGTTCAATCTCACCGAATGGCTGACCATGATCGAGCGCGCCCAACAGGTCGCTCGCATCTTCGAAGGTCAGAACAAGGTCATCGACACCGCCCTCGATATCGTCGAGAGCGCAACCCGCTATACCCGTCTCGGCATCCAGTTGGACAAGGATATGGCCGCTGATGTGAAGGAAGCTGCCGACCTCCTGCAGCAGATCATCGACGACAACGGCCGGATCGACGATGCTGCGCTCGATGCCCAGCTTGAGCGTCTGAAGGCGAACTCTGCGACCATCGCAGCGAACACCGAGAAGCTTCGGGCCCAGCTCGAAGGCTGACGTCCGCTGACGCCTGATAAGCGGGCGTCACCGCAGCCGGGCAGGGGCTTGGGGGCTGTCTGCCCGGCTGCATTCTTCCACACTGGGTCACTCGCGGGGCGCGACGGAGGCCGAACCCATCCAATCCATGGAGACGGCATGAATATGGAAACGCTTCTTACGATAGTCTTTGTCCCGATAGGGGCAGCTATCTCCGGGGCCTTTGTGGCGCTCTGGCAGAAGCTGAACAAGAAAGACGAGACGATCCTTGAACTTTCTCGCGACAATATCGCTTTAGCAACTGCGGCAAAGGAAGATGCCCGTGATGACGTCGCCCAGCTCATGAAGGCGGTCGACGCCATCAAGGTCGCAGCCGAAAGCGTTCAGAGCATGGCCAAGATGCGTGAAGACATTATCGAAATCCGAAGCCTCCTGGAGGGCAAGGGATGATGATGCGCAAAGCAAAGGCCTGCCTGGAAGAAGCTCGGAAGCATCGCGATGACGACGGCGTAAAGCTTGTCCGCGCAGCCGTGAGACTCACACTCGATCAAGTCGTGGAGGATCTGAAGCGGGAGGTCGGCGAACTGAACGCCCGATCTCGATCACCTTCGACGCCGGCAAAAATGAAACGCCGCGAAGCCTGA